AGCCTCACCACCGGGCAGCTTCCCCCCGCCGCAACCACCGCCGCCACGAACGCAGCCGCTTTCGCCGCATAGCCCGCGCTCGCCTTCCGCGACACCTTGGACTGCCGCCGCACCCGCTTCCTTTCCGACGGCTCCGCTACCGCAACCGCCCCGGCCACCGTCGTCCAGTTCGCTTTCTTTTGACGCTCAGCACCAGCCCGTTGCCAGGGCCGCACCGCCGCCGATGCCTGCGACGGAAACGTGCGGAGCCAGAGCGCCGGCTTGCCTTTCTTGACGTAGTCTTTTAGACTCACTTAGTCGCGTCCTCGTGACAATGTTTGCCATGCAAGCCTAACCACTGCTGGAACTTGTCCGTTCCCAATGGCTTGCAATCTGTCCATCCAATAGGCCAACCCATCAGCCTTTCTACCCATATCGGGTTCGGTAGAAATCCCTTCGGACATAGCTCGAATGGATTCTTTGCTTGGCTCATAAAAACTTCGCTCCGGCTCCTTTGTGTTTTTATTGGTGTTCCTATCATAGGCAACAATCCACATTCTCTGACGCTCGTGTCGTGCTCCAACGTCGCCAGCCGAAAACACTCCCCATGTCGCATCATACCCCATCGTATCCATATCCCCAAAGACTCTTCCAATTCCTTGAACAGTGATAGCTGGCGAGTTTTCCACGACGATGTATCTCGGTCGTACTTCGCAAACCACTCGCGCCATTTCCGACCAGAGCCCACTTCGTGCACCATCCAATCCTTTTCTGTTTCTTCCTGCTGTGCTAATGTCTTGGCAGGGGAACCCGCCGCAGACAACGTCAACGAGTCCTCGCCACGGCTTTCCGTCAAAGGTTCGCACGTCATCCCAGATGGGGAACTTTGGCAAGATGCCGTCTCGCTGCCGTTGCAACAAGACTTCACGGCAGTAAGGCTCAATTTCGACAGCACAGACACAGGTATGTCCGAGAAGCATTCCGCCGAGGATACCACCCCCTGCTCCTGCAAATAGATGTAGCTCATTCAATCAATTTCCTTTCGCTGTTATTACCATTGACACTGCTAGCTTCCCGCGCCTCCCTAGCTTCGGCCACTTCCTGACACACACCTTGCACAGCGGCGCCACGTATTCAATGCCGCACTTGTTTATCACCTCGGCTACGGCAAAATCGTCCTGTGCAACATCTTTGTAAATGTTGTCGTGGAATAAGTTCACTGCTTTACCGCTCCTCCGGCATCTTGCCTTTTATCCACTCGCAGATGCTACCCATCTTCATGGCGTAGTATAGGTCGAACGACTTAGCTTCTTCCGCCGTGCACTTGCTAGACTCCTTTTCGTACTTCCACAGCACGAACAGGCAGCTCCGCAACCGCTGCGACGGCGTCTTCTGCTCTAACTGCCCCTTTACCTCAAGTGGAGCGTCCACCGTCACGCCTTGCGGAGTCAGCGACATGGTTAGCGCCATCTGTTGAAGCCTGAACAAAACCACCTGCTCCGTCGCCTCCAGTTCGCACGTGCTGAACCGTAGCGTCACGCTCCGGTCTTTCCTTGTTGACGCGCCCTCAAGCACTGCATCCAATACTATCGGCTTTATTTTATCACTCATAGTTTTACGTAGTTAAATGCTTTCACTGCCGCACTCCGGACACTCGTCAACGGGCGTCACATCTTCCCTGCTCCCGTCGTCGCCATAGGTGTGCACGCAATCCCGCACCCGGCACACGTGACCACAGTCGTCGCACCGAACCGGATCTCCGCAGCACATCCGCCTCCGGCCACTTCGAGTTAGCCCGGTACGGCGCCCCGCGCTCGCACCGCCTATCCTCGCCGCCGTCCTGCACGTCCCGGTAGTGCATCCCTAGACCGCGCCAGCTAGCCGCCACCGTTAGCAGCAGCATCAGCGCGTGGTGCATCGCGCTCCGGCTCCCCACCATCCGACCTACGTCCTCCGGATGCGGACACGCCCGCAACGACAGCCGATTCCCTACCCGCTCCAACTCCACCAGAAGCTGCCTCACTTCTTCCGCCGCCACTAACCCGCAGGGCTTTGTCACTTCCCCTCCTTTTGCTTTTTGATTGCTGCTTCCTTCGCTTCGCCCATGCAATACGCACCTAACATCATTTGCAAGAACCACGCCGACGCCAACACAAAACACCCGGTTGCGGCCAGCATCGCAGTGATACCAACGTCCATCGCCCGATCTAAGAACACCGGCACCGGAATACCCATTATGCGCTCCCTTAGCTCTCCTGCCTCTTTTACCTTTGTGCCAATGATGACCGCCATTCCAAGCGATAAAGCAACTGTTACCCACAGCCAGAACTGGAACAAGTTCCAGCACCACTGTTCTGGCTCGCTTTGCAGCTTGCCGAAGTAAAACAGCGCAAGGAACGATCCATTGCCTGCCACATACCACACTAATCTTTTCAATTTCTTCATACTTTTGTTTTCCTTTCGTTTGGTTTGTTCACTTAATCGTCACGCTGTTGCGGCACGTCTTGATTGTTTATCTTTGACTCTGCCACCAGCCTGCAAAATTGAGCGTCAAATCTTAGTTTGTATTCACCTTTCGGAACACCACGTCCTTTCACTACCTTGACTGTCATGCTGGATTCTGCTTCGCCCATCTCTACCAGCATCACGATATTTGCGTTGTGCGCTATCACCCGCGACTCTCGCAACTTCCCTTCCTCGTTAAGCTGCGACAGTATCACCATCGGCACCTTAGCTTCGCGTGATAGCGCCCTCAGACCGTGGCTCACTTGTGCCACCTGTTGCTCGCGGCTGTCACGTGATTGCCCGGGAGCCACAAACTGGATGTAGTCAACTATCACAAGCCTTATCCTGCCGTCGGCCTTCAACTGCATCACACGGTTTGAAATGTCTTCGACCGTCAGCAACGCAGAGTCGTCAATGTAAAGCGGTAAAGAAACAATACTCGGCATGTGACACTTTATCTGCTCTATATCCTCGTTTGAGAACTTGCCAGTATTGAATTTGTTTCGGCTCACATCTGTCTTACGGCTCACCATCAAATCGAATATCTCTTCCTTGTCCATCTCAAGCGAGAACAGCCCTACCCCATACCCGGCGTCTAGCGCAACGCACGCAAGGTGCAACCCGAACGTGCTCTTGCCACCTCCTGTCTCGCCAGCCACTACGATGGTTTGCCCGTCCTTCAACCCGCCGGATATGTCGTCAAACTCTGGTATGCCGGTCGGCACGCCTAGCTTGCCGATGTTGTTCAACATGTAGTCGTATCTATCCAGCGACAACCGCGCCAGCGCCAGCAGTGGCTTCTCTTCAATCGCAGGAAACTTCAAGCTCCGCTCGAACTTCATCAAGTCGTCTTCTGCAAGTAATTGAGTGTTCGGGTTAAGCCACAGCAACTCTTGCAACCCACCGTTTGACGCTCCAATGATGCGCTTCGCCCCAGGCAGCCTGCTCAAGCGCGAGCAGTTCGTGTTAGCCTGGTCAATTCCGAACGGCTTCAATAGTTCTACTACCCGCTTTGCGGTTTTCTTGTAAACCTCAAGTGACGGGCTGTCTAGCTTGATCCACGCATGAACACTCTTGCCAGCCGACGACACCACCGCCGCCACTGGTAGCCTTAGTCGAGAGTAAAGCGCAAGCTGCGCATCCATTGGCAGTGAGTCAGATTCCACCAGCATGTAGCGCCAAGCCACAACATCCGCGTCTGTTACCGCGCCGTCCTTGCCTGAACCTTTTGGTGCGCACGGGTTTATTCTGAACCACGCCCCGGCATCAGAAGCTGGAACCCCTTGCGTCACGAACCACTCTATCCACTGCTCCCGTGTCTGCGTCTTTCCACCTCCGTATGGATTAGCTTTCTTGCTGTCTTTTGCGTCTAACAAGTATTTGCAGACGATATTTAGATGCTCGTTCTCTTGATACAAAAGTCCGAGCGCAAGCCGCGCCCTATCCACATTCCCGTCCGGCAGCTTCACCGGCGACTTAGCTACCATCTTCGATTCAGTCAACCTTGCCCCTGTCAACCACCAGTCCGCATGTTCAAGCGGTGTCTTCTCTGGCTTCTGTTCCTCCTCCATCGGCCTTGTCCCATATTCCCTACGCACTGCCTCGCGACGAGGTGACGGGTTCCTATCGCCGCGCTTGGACGGCTCCGGCCTCTTGTTTACGGCCCACGCTATCACATCCCGCAACTCCTTGTCCGTCACGTCCGCAGCAAACTGAGACCGCAACGTGGCAAAAACAACTTCACTCGGCATCCCGTCTCCAATTAACGGAATAGCCAACTCCATAGCCGCCTTGTGACGCGTTCCTTCCGGGTGCCCACCTAGCAGCTTGCTGGCGGTCTTTGGCGGGATGTAGGCATCAGATGCCACGACGTTACCAGAGCTTTATTGCCGCCTTCGTTGGGCCGTCGTATTTACCCTCCATCACCTTATACACCGCATCCGGTCTTTCAACTATCCAGTCGAAAGTTGCCTTCCAACCCCTATCGTTCTTGCCAGTGAGAAAGTCGCTCGCCAGTATCCGCACTAGCGCAGCCCCGTAGTTCGCAACCCAAAATGGGTCCTCCCGCCGTGCCTTCAAATGAACCATCCTTGTTTTACCAACACCAAGGACCTTTGAAAGCTTCCCGTCACACGCGGCGTTCCACTGCTCTGCTTCCGCCGGGAATGCGGGAGTGACGGGTAGTGCGCTTGCGCCTATCCCTGGTTCTTGGTTTACGGTTTCTGGTTTAAGGTTTGCTCCGGCTTTTTCGGGGTCTTTACCTGGTCTTTGCCGGGGCTTGCGCGGGGCTTTCACGTCTCCTTCGGTAAGGCTACGATTTTCCGGGGTCTTCATTTTCCATGTTGCTTCCGGTAGCCGATACACCTTCACTTGTTGCGTAGCACCTACACGCTTGCCGGTATCTTTAATCACCTTCTCAGTTACAAGGTCTGCAAGCGCTTTTCTAACCGTTTCATCATGCTGCTGCGTTAGCTCGCAAATGGTGTGGACAGATGGGTAGGCAAGCCCAGTGTCCCCGGCGTAGTTAGCTAGTGCGATAAGCACAAACTTCTTGCCGGATGATATTTCTTTTTGGTCAAATGCCCATCCTAATGCTTGAATACTCATACGACTAGCTCCTTTTGAATAGCGGAAATGTCTTTTCTTGATAACTTGAACCACTCGCCACGCACCCGCTTGGTATGGTAGCGTTCGTGTAACTTTCCTTCCATCACTAACGTCCATACAGGTTGAGAAGTAAATACCATTCGGAATGACGGGTCTTCTGCCTGTAAGGTGCTCTCGCGTATTGCGGGGGTTGTAGAAAATCCTATCTTAGTGCATCCATGTCCGTTCGCGGTAGCCAAGTAGATTGATCCAAGCGACTTTGCTTTTACTATTGGATGAACCACTTGCTGTTTCGGTTTCAGATGAAACACTTCTGCAATCGCTATTTTTTTTCCACGCTTCGCCCTAACGGCGTTCGGTATTGCCTCACACTCGATGACCTCTTTTAGACGTGTTATTTCCTGGTCAAAGTCTTCCCCTAGCATTCCCAAGTTTACAGACCAGTCAAACGCTACAGCTACCGTTTCTAGTTGTAGCCTATATTGTTCAAATAATTTGAAGCCGTTGCGTAATGCAGAAGGTCCGTGTTTGGATAATGCACAACTGTTGTAAACAGCATTGAAGCGTGCCAACTCTAATGCAATCATCCGTTCGGGTTCTGTGATCATAAACAAAAAGCCCCCGAACGAAGCCGGCCAGACCAAGACTCAAGAAGGGAAATGGGGCGCCAGCGCAGAAGCACTATTCGCCAAACCATTCTTGGTCCGGATTCGGCCCCGTTCGGGGGCGTCTTACTTATTGTCAGCCCGTTCATTCTTTCCATTACCGTAGGCGTTCTTGACGCGCCTCGCCGCTCTTCGCAGCTCCAACTACGCGCAACATAGCGCCTTCGTTCCCGTTTAGCAAGCGCATTTCGTAACTATTTTTCAAGCGGCTCGTTCAGCTACGGTGCTGTGCGGGGGCGGTCACAGCGTCTCTTTTAACATCTCCACGGTCGCCGCGTCCACCGGCTTCGGGCGGTTGCTGGTCAGGTGCCAGGCGCGGCATTTCGGGCACCTGTAGGCGTGCAGGCGCTTCCAACGGCCAGACGCCAAGGCCGCCGCTTCGGTTGCGTGCCGGCGCTTCTTTCCGCAGTAGTGGTAGCGTGACGGAGGGTGCATTGTTACGGCTATAGCAGCGCCCTTTGCGCGGCTTCACGCTGCCGTTTTGTCGGCTCCGGTGCCTGCTCACGGAATAAAGTGCCCTGTTGCAACTCGCGACGGATGCGGTCGCACGCGATTTGGAAGTAGGCCGGGTCAATCTCGCACCCGATGAACTTTCGGCCCGTGCGGATGCAGGCGACTGCGGTCGTCCCGGAGCCAAAATAAGGGTCACAAATAAGCCCGCCAGCCGGAGTCCATTCATTCAATAGCACCTGAAACAAGTCAACAGGTTTTTGCATTGGATGGAACGATGGTTCGCCTCGTATTGTGTGTGGTATCCAAACCCGTGTATATACCCTGCATTGGTCTGTTACATTTGACCAAGCAATTTCCGCGTCAGAACCAGGTAGTTTGCGGTCTGTTTCGTCCTGTTTATTCCATATCAACCACCCACCGCTAATTGGCAACCTGTCCGCATACCAGTTCCCCCCAAATAGAATACACTTACCAAACCGCAATAACGGAGTGGGGTCAAACCTATTGCTATCCCCATGAATCTTTGCACCATGCCATTTGAACTGCTTTGACGATTGGTAATCAATTCCATACGGTGGGTCCGTAACCACCGCGTCCACCCCTTGCAGCGTCGGCAGCACAGTCAAGCAGTCGGCGTTGTATAACACGCAAGGCCCGATAACGATTGGCTCCTTCATATCACTACCACGTCTCCGCGCCACGGTCCCGCTGCACGATGGGAGGCGGTAGATCCACATTCACCCCATGCTTGCCGAGTTCCGAAACCCAGAACTGCCGTATGTCGGGTTCACAGTGCGCCATTGCGTCTGCCCACGTCGGCCACCGTTGGTGCTTGCCGTGAAACCAGTATTGCCAGTAGAGGCTCTGTTGATTGTGCGGCTGCTCAGGCGAGTGCTTTACGGCGCACGCTTGGCACACGTCCGGCCTTGGAGGCAGCAAATACGCTCCTGAATTGATTGGGATTTCCGCGGCAGCATCTGCTACAGCCGCACGCTTCGGCGCTTGGCGCTTGGTTTGCGGCGCTTTGACGCCCGGAGCGGGGCTTGGCAGCGGTTTAGCCGTGCTCACGCGCCAGCGCCCTCGGTAGCAGACGCCTTGGCCGCCAATTCTCCGTAGGTCGCCCATAGGTCCGGGAACGCTGCCTTGATCCGCGCTAAGTTGCTGGCGTCCGCTCGGTATCCCGCTTCCGCTAGCATGGAAACGAATCCGCCGCCGTTTACCCGCATCTGCCACAGCACCGCCTGGTCGCTTACAAGCTGCGTGTGTGTTGGCGTCTTGACTACGTTCGGATGCTCGCTACCGCTTACGCCCAGCAGCACCGCCAACCCTTCCTCAAGGTCCGCCACGTGCTTCGCCTGAGCCTCCGACGTGGCGTAGTCGTCTGGGTGCGCTCGTGCTAAGTTTAAGGCGAAGCGCAGACCGCTTTCAAAAAAACGCTTCATTCCGTGCTCGGTGTCTAGCACCACTTCGTTGCCGTCTTTAATCCACTTGCTTTGCATAGTTTCCTTTCATTTGGTTGTTGTTCTTGCTGTCACCATCCTTGCGTGTTTGTGTCCTACTTGACTATCATATCTATCAACGTCGCGCCACTGTAGATAGTGTCCGCCGGCTTCTTGTCCGCTTCGTAGCTATAGCCTTTGAGCAGCGCCAGCACCGCCTCGCTTTCCTTGATAGATGTGCCGCACTGTTTTGCCCGCTGCTCCGACGCTAATGCTTCACCTTCAAACACTGCCGCTACCACGTTCGGCTGGCCATCCTTGCGCTTCATCCGGGATGCCGCTCGGCGCATCTTAACTGCCTTTGACTCTGCCTTCTGTTCCTCGCAGGCAAGCTCCTTCATGCTCTGCATTACTGTCTGCCGCGCCAAGTCCACCAAGTCCTCCTTGTCTGCGTCCCGCTGCCGCGCTAGTTCTACCATCAACGCGCACAGATTCTGCACCGCCGCATCCGGCTTGTTTCGATCTCCAGTGTCGCCAGTCCGGTCGTAGCATTCTCGCCGCGCACGCCTGCCCCGTCGGAGGTGCCCGACACTGGAAGAGCATCGCCGCACGCCGCCGCATCCGAATTGTCTAGCACGCTGCCCAGTTCCACCGCCAGCACCGGCTCCGCGCCGACCACCATAGCAGCGCCCTTGTCTAGTACCCGGTCGGCTACGTCTTGCTTGCGCACGATAGTCTTCACCATCTTCGCGTCTAAGCTCCCTTCAAGAACTAGGTGCTGAACTAGCACTGCGTCTGCCTGCCCGATGCGGTGCGTCCGATCTTCTGCCTGGCTCACGATGCCGGGCCTCCAGTCCAGTTCAGCCATGACTACATGACTGGAAGCCGTCAGCGTGATGCCGACACCCGCCGCTGTGATGCTCCCGATAAACAGCGTGACTGTCGGATCTTCTTGGAATGCCCGCACTGCCGCATCTTTATCCGCTTCTGTCATGCCGCCGTAGAGGTGCACCGCCGCCGCTCCAAACTCCGCTTGCAGCGCGTCCACTACGTCCCGGTGGTGAGCAAAGCAGACAACTTTACCCTCGTCCATTGCAAGCCGCAAGTGCTCTATCACAGCCGGTATCTTTGCGACCGCAACCGCGTGCCGTTGCTTTGCAATTTCTTCGAAGGCAACCGAGTAGGCTTTCTTTAGCTGGTCCGCTAGCGCCGCGTATCCCGTCTGGTCGTCCGCCATCGCCGCTGCCGCAACTTTAGCCTTGAGCGTGGTCAGCCGCGCCTCATGCGCCGCGAACGCTTCCGCTTCCTCACGCACCAGTCCGGCGCTACCGTTAGCTGCGATCTCAATTATCTGCCTGCGCTTCGGTGGCAGGTCTTTCAGCACGTCCTTTTTTAGCCTTCGCACCATCACAGTTGAACGGAGACGGTTGTGCAACTCATCCAAGTGCGACGCACCGCTAAAATCCCATCCCCACCCGTTTTGGAACCCCGCGCAATAACGTATCTGGTCTTTGAACCCCCACTTGCCGGGCTCTAGCGACCGCAGCAACGGGAACAGTTCGATAGGCCGGTTGATCAGCGGCGTGCCAGACATGAACACCCGGCGCCGCGCCTTCACCCCGTCATGCCCAGGTTCTTGCCCACGCGCCTTCTTGCCGAGCACGATCTTGGTTCTGGCTGCTTTTGGATTTTTCAGGTGGTGGCACTCATCGCAGATAAACAGGTCCCACACCGTCGCAGTTATCGCTTTCTCGAACTTGCCTGCAATATCGTAGTTCATCACCACCACGTCGCACACGTCTCCTATCCATGCCTCTTTTGCCAGTTGGACACCCACCCTAAGCGGTCTCACGGCCCACTTCGCTATCTCCCTGCTCCAGTTGAGCTTGAGCGATGCGGGACACATAACCAGCACCCGCTTCACCGTCGGGTCCATGTTGATTATTCCGATAGCTTGGATCGTCTTCCCCAGCCCCATCTCGTCGCCTATCAGCGTCCCGGGACGACCGGCGGCGAACGATATTCCCGCCTTTTGGAACGGCATGTAAGCCAGACCGTCTGGCACTGGTATCGCCACGTCCGCGTCTATCGCCTTGCTGGCTTCAATAGCTTTGTTCTCTTGCGCCGCCTGACCCGCACTCACCGGCTGCCACCAGCAACATTCCCAGTTCCCGGTTCGTTTGTCCTTGGACCAGCTCACGCCCGCCGATTTGAGCGGGTGGTCCGGCATGGCTTTGCTCGCCTTCCACGCTGCGCTGAACGCTTCCGTCGGCGATGCCTTACGGAGCAACCGCCGCCCGTTGCTCGTCAGCACTTCTTTTGAAGCAGACCATGCAGCCAGCTTCTCAATTTCAACGGTGTTCACTTACCACCTCCCGCTGTCCGCGCCGACCACTTCACCAGCACCGCCCGCAGCGCATCCCGCTCCTCAGCAACCGCGATTGCCGCCCTCTGGGTGGCCAGGAGCAACTCCTTGGCCGCGTCCCGCTCCGCAAGCAGGGCGGCGTGCGCGTTTCCGGACTCCGCTTGAGTTGCTTTAGCGTCAGTAATAATCCTTGCCAGAGCCTTTTCAAACCTATCCCGCATTGCATCGCATTTCGCGGAAGGGTTTGCAATGCTTCCAGTTAAAAACGCCGTCCCCAGGGCTTCCAATACTTGCAGTGTTTTCGCATTCATGTCTTGCTTTCGTGCTTGGAACCGGGCTGCCACGGTCGCGGGCGCTTCCTGCCCCGCTTCGCTGCCGCCGCTCTTTGTTGTCTTTGTTGTTGTCCGATTCACATGGCAAATATTTTGTTCACCGATTCCGTCCTTTAGAATCGAGCATTTGCTACGTTTCTAATAGTTCGGCAAGATTGCTTAATGCCATTTTCATCGTTCTATCCGCCTATTTCTTTCCACCGCTCGGTTTACCGTATCGCCACGCCCGCAAGTCCTGCGGCAAGTCCGGCAGCTTGCCGGTCACTTTAGCGAACGCGACCCGCCTGTTCACGAACCGCACCCGCACCCTCGGGTAGTGCCCTAGCCACACCCGCCGCCTCACCTTGTAAGGCGACACGTGCGTCCGCGCCGCCTCGCTGTGAATGAACTCCTGTAGCGGCACTTCACCGCGCATCGCTTTTGCTTTCTGTTTTGTCATTGTTTGCCTTTTATTTTTGTCAGCCATGATTCCAGTCTCGCCCTGTAGTCAACCACCCGGTGCGCCGTGGCCACGCCGCCTAAGTGAACAATCCAACCGTCGCCAAGCTTCCCGGTTTCGCCGTCGCGCTCAAGCATGAGTCGGTAGTGAGACACCTGAATGCTGTAGCGGTGCAACTCGTCGTCTGGCACGTCGCGCACCACGTAAACTAAGCCCTTCTTCGGCAGCGCTGTGTAGAGCGAGGCTATGGTTGAATGAAACACCGCATCAATGCAAGCTACCTTGTCTCCTGTGCTGAACAGCTTCACGGTCTTAACCCGCTTTCCGTAATGAACCGGCTAGGCGACCGCGCCTCCATCGGCCCTGGCGGCATCGCGTCGCCCCTGTTTTGCGGACGCTCGCGGCAATAAGTCAGTAGCAAATTATCCTTCGCTCTGGTGCACGCGACAAAGAACAAACGTCGTTCCTCATCAATATCTGTGTCCTTGCGCCCACTTGGTAACACGCCTTCCTCGCAACCTACTACGATCACGGTTTGAAATTCACGTCCCTTAGCAGCGTGACAGGTGCAGACTGTGACACCTTCCCCGTTTTCTTCTTGCGCCTGTTCCGTCGCATTCAAGTAGAGCAGCAAGTCCGGTATCGTCCACGGCCCGCCAGCCGACAGTTCCCGGCAAGCCGTGTGTATCCGCTCCCGGCTATCCGCGCTCAATCCGTGACGAAGCAAGTCAACGTCAGACACCGCACCGTCGCCCTTGCCGAACGGCCAGCCTAATGCCTCGCTCACGCTCATCATTTCAATTTCCGCCATCCGCTTTGCGTGAACCGCATCTTGTCCTGGCGTAGCCTTGAGTAGTTGAAGCACCAGCATATCATTAAACGGGTTGTCTATCACCGACAGGAGCAGCTTCGCCCGCCGCCAGTCACCCGGCTTCACGCGGGGCTTGCTCTGTTTGACCGGCACGCCGTTAGCCCGCAAGTGCTGCGCTACGGCATCGCAAAGACGGTTCGTGCGGGCGAGAATTGCAACCTCAGTTAATGGTGTTACAGGTTCGTTTTCCACCGGGGTTGGTGTATGCCCCTCGTGAGCAAATCCTTTGATTGGATCACCGCAGTGGCATACTAGCTCCGGTGCCTTTGTAACTGCTTGCACCTGCTCCAGAACGTAGCTTAACTCGTCCGCTGGCTTGTCACACTCGTGCACCGTGACGCTGCCGCCCGGACGCATGGCCTGCGTAACCTTTGGAATACGGTTGACGTTGTGCTCTATGAGCCTCTGTGCGGTGTCGCAGATAACGACTCCCGACCTGTAATTGTTTTCTAGTTTGAACACCGTCCATTGCTTTCCCGCTTTATGTAAAGCTACGTCAATGAACTGCTGAACCTTGGTATCGCGAAACGCGTAGATCGACTGGCAGTCATCCCCGACTATAAACTTGTTCCCGCACGGCATTGCTTCGTAAATAGCGAAGTCCTGCTCTGATGAGTCTTGCGCCTCGTCTATCCAAACGTGCGTGTATGGCCAAGGAACCTTACCATCCATCGCCATTTGCGCCGCTCGCAAACCGTGGTGCAGAAGCATGTCGAAGTCGCACATTCCCGATTCAAGAAGCAGCGCGTGGTAACGGCGCACGACTAGCTCCGCCCGACTCGGCAGCCGAGTCAACGGGTCGCCGCCCTTGCTCGCCGCCAGTGTCGCCAGCGCAACCTTCGTGCTGCTCTTTTCACCCATCAAATCCATGATGGACAGGAGCAGCGGTTCTACCTGCTCATCGTCCACCACCCCGATGCGCTCCGGCAACCCTAGCGCCACATGATGCTCCCGGCACAAACGTAAGCAGAAGCTGTGAAGCGTCCCTACGAACCCGAGCTTGGACGTGACGCCGTGCTCCTTGGCCAGCCTATCCACAAGCTCCCTCGCTGCCGCGACCGTGTAAGTCACAACCAAGACGGACTCAGGCAGCACGCCCTGCGACACGGCGTAGGCCACGGCGGCTACTAGGGTGCGAGTCTTGCCGCTCCCCGGACCCGACACAACGAGTTTGTGTGTGGCTGGTGACTCCACGGCGGCCCGTTGCTCTTGGTTTAGCTTCTCAAGTATGTCCATTCTGGTTTCCTTTCGTGCTATGCAAGTGAGCGAGACAGGGTTCACACCTGCTCTTGAGGCCCCACGCTGCCAGTTGCCCGGCAGCGGCTTTTGACATACCGGCTAGTCATACGCAACCTCTGTGCTTGCTCCGGCTCTTACACCACTCGCTCATTGTTGTTGCTTGATTCACTGCGCCAACCTAACGCAATTACTTGCCTTCCGCAAGCGCCTTCTTCGCCTCCTCAGCCTGCTCTGGCATCAGCGCCGGGTTTGGCAAAGGCTCCGTCCCCGTCACCACGCCTGTCGCCGTGCCGTCCGTCACCTTGTCGCCCGGCTTCGGCTCCGGCTGGTCCGGCAGCGGCAGCTTGTCGAACTCGTCTTCGTCCATCGCCGACTTGCGGATAACCTTGCCTTTGTCCGGGCCGTCAGCGAAGCGGTAGGTCTTCATCCCGTTCTTGCGGTCGAACTCCACGTCCGCCGGCACCTTGCGCGACTCCGCGCCGAGCCGCAACTGGTTTCCCAGTTCGCTGCACTGGCTCTCCAGTTCCTTGATGACCGCCTTGGCGCTGGCCGCCGACGCCTTGACCGCCTCCTTCTTGAGGCTCACATCAGCCATGAGTTGCGCCAGTTCCTCGCTTTTGGATTTATACTCCTGAAGCGTGAACTGGTGCTGGATTTCAACCGTCTCCCGTATCGTGTGCTTCTTTTCCTTTGTCTTCTTGCTGTCCATGTATTGCCTTTCCTTTGTTGTTTTGTTGTGATGTTTACTTATCCCGATCTGCCCGGCGCTGCTTGATGACTTGGCGCCGTTCGCTCTTGCCGTGCCAAGGACGTTGCGGATCAATTCGCGTCCGAACCCCGCGACCGTCAACGAAGTAGGTGACGCCCGACCATGTTTTCAATGTTCCTGTTTTCATTCTTTCCTTTCGCTTGTTTCGTTTACTTACCAGCCAAGGCCGCAGCAACCGCCGCTGCCTCTGCCGGCTCCAAATTCCAAATGCCCTGTCGCCCGCGCACCGGCACGGGCTTCGACAGAACCCGAAGGTTCCGCGTCAGCCACGCGAACCTGCCTGGGGTGTAGTCGCCAAGGTCGCGCAACACAGTCGTAAAGTTCCACCACGCACAGCGCCGCGCCGTAGGGCATCGCCATAGCCGCTGCGTAGGTGGCAACGTCACCGCACTCTTCCAAAGACGGCTTGCGCTTGCTTGCGCATATCACTAAGTTACCCCTGTAGGATGTTGGCCAGCTACGAGTTTCGTTCTGCTTCACGCCGCTAGCCATTGCAGATGCCCACGGCTGCCACAAACTAACAGCTTTCACTTACGACCTCCTGTTCGCCTTACGCGGCCAGCAGTAGGCGGCGTCACCCACACCCTAACCGGGAAGTGGCACCGCTCTCCGCCTAGCCCGTCGCGTCGCAGCATGTCGCACACTGCTTCCGCCTGCTCCTTGGTGGCATGGTAGTCGTGCGTGGTGTTAGGCGGTTCCGCGCCAATAATGTGGCCCGGTGGCCATTCCGCCCACGACGCCCATCGCGCTTCGGTAGCCGGTGGCGCACCAGAAGCCTGATTCCCGGCACTAGGGCTTGATTTGCCGCACCTTTGCTCCGTAACCGTGCCGCCAAGGCTGTTTTGCGCCCCGCCGCGCCACGGGCCGGCCTCGGCAAGTAGCCAGAACACAACCGTCGCGGCAAATAGCAGCCCGAAGCCTGCCGCACATAGTTTTTGCCCGCCGTTGAAGTGCGCCAGCAAGACGCACAAAGCTGGCGTCGCTACCATCAGGAACAGGCAGACGCCGATTAGATGCTTGCGCGGGTTGCTCACGACAGCACCTCGATTTCCACGTAACCCGGAACCGTTGGCGCGTCGGCGCCTAGCGGTCGCACATCGGTGAGAACCGCCTGGTCTAATTTATCGGTGCGGATTAATTCCAGAAGCAATGCTACGAACGCGACCTTGTTATGGTCATCCAGGCGTCCTATCTCGTCCACCATAGCCAGCCGGAACGGCGCGTCCGCTGCCAGTGCAACAGACAGGGCACAGTAAGTCAACGCCTGCTCTGTCCCTGAGAACATCTTGTGAGTGATCAGCTTCCCGGCTGTCGCCATACCGATTTCACCGTCTTGCCATACCAACGGGCTTCGTAGAATCCCGCCGCACAACTCGTTAGCCCGCACCACCAACGGACCCACCGCCGCGTCCAGCAGCTTGGATTGCAGCGCCGCCACCAATTTTGCGGTCTCTTTCCAGACCTCGCACTCCACCCGCGCCCGCGCTAGTTCCGCCGCCGCCCGGGCGCTGGCCGCCTTCTCCGCTCGCAGCGCCAAGAGTTGCTTGTAGGCTGTGTCCGCCGTGGCCACTTCGATGCGCTTTGTATCCGCTGCCAGTTTCGCTGCCGTGTAATCTGACCGCGCCTTGTCTAGCGCAATCGTGAGAACCGGAACCTTGCCCGCCGCTTCTGCCGCCGCCGCGTTGTGCGCTACCTTCTCACGCAACTCCGCCACTTGGTTAGCCATCACCTTGAGCGCGTGCTGTGCGCCAATGTAGAGCGTGTTCTTGTGCGTCCAGTCGGCAACCGCGTTCTGGTAGCTGGTATGGGCTTCGGCTGTAGCTTTGTCCCATGATGCTTGTGCCTGATAAACCTCGCTCAAGGCCACCGACGCCGCCGTCGCCGTAGGGTTGAAGTCCAGTCGCGCCTGTGTGGCCGTCTTAACCGACTTGCTCGCTGCCTTGATTAAGGTTTCCAACCCCTTCACCACCTTGGATTGCAAGTCCACTATGCTCTGGCCGCACTTGCTGCACTTGACCGCACCCGCCGCGTCTTTCAGTTCCTTTTGAAGCCGCGTTATATCGGCTTCCGCTTGTCGCACGTCGCCGTCGAGCTTGTTCGCTACCTTGGCAGCGTTCGCAACAGCATCCCGCGCCGCCGTGTCATCCGGGCGATTGCCTGTCGCCGTCGGCCTCGCTGGCTCCGGACCAGCGGGTAGCATTTTGGAACTAGCTCCGATCTTGATCTCGTTCTCCAGTTTTGCGATGCGGTTCTGCGTAGCTTCCAAGTCAACCGCCGTAGCCGCTAACTCCTTGGCGTCGTTTAGCGCGTTCAGTGCGCCTTGCCCAACCTCCGTTATACGCGACTGCTCCTGCACCGCCGTCTCTAGCAGCGCACGCGCACGCGCCAACCGTTGCTCCGCGTCAACCGGCGGTGGCGGCCCGGTCAGAGCGATCTGCGCCTGCCCTTGCCCAGTCTTCTGCATCCGCTGCACACACGCTGCGCTTGCCTTCTTTTTCTCCCCCACCATTTCCACCATGCTCTCAACCCACGCTTGCGGAGTCCGATCAGAGTCGGTGGTTAGCGTCGTGCCGTTCAATAGCTTCACCACTTCCTCCAACCCCGCCTCGCTCTCCGGCGTATTGTCTTCCAGCTTCACGTTCTTGACGTTAGCTACAAGCGCCCGCACCATCGCCTCGATGGTCATGTCCTCTGGAAGCTTGCACCGTCCGAACAGGAACCGCGTCCGCGCCGGGCCGCTCAGCCCCAGGAACTCCCCTTGCACATCCAGCGCCACTGGCGGCATCTTCAAGTCTCCTTCTTGCGTAACCCTCACGCTGCCGCCAACCTCCTGCCATGTCCGGCTCAGAACCGTGCCGTCGTCCATCGTCCCTGCGACGTGGAGAGGGTTGCCGCTCGCCACCGCGTCGAATACGTCTCGGGGCTTGGAACTCATGCCGGGCAAGCTGCCGCCTAGCAGTAGCGATATGGTGTTCTCTCTGGCCGTCTTGCCGGCAAAGTTGCGTCCGTATATCAACGTGACGGCGCCAAGCTTGTGCGTGAAGGTTTGCCCCTTTACGTTGCGGCCTGTCAAAGTGTCTATCTTTCTCATGCTTTTCCTTTCGTTAGTTGAGTGGTGGGCGTGGCAGGATTTGAACCTGCAAGTGCGACATAGCCATTAGAAATGTTGTTCGCTACTCAGCAAACGCTGGAAAGCCATGCAGCCCCGTTTCTCTCCGGTGCGTTTTACATTCCGCCACGCGCTCACAAATTGCATCTATCAAAAAGGAACATCCTCAGGCTCCGGCTCCGCCGCTTCGCCTTGCGGCTCACTCGGTGGAGGTTCGTTTTCTGGGGCTTCCGGTTGTGCCTGCCCGTCGTCAGTCGGCTGTGCGGCGGAGCTCTTGGTTTTGGCGAAGTAACCTTCCAAGAACACTGCCAGTTCGGCGTCGCATACCTTTGCCATTGCGTCCGTCTCTGGCTTGATGTCCACCATCGAGAATTTTGGTAGTATGTAAGTCACGTCGCCATTCACAATGGTATCGCCCTTTGCGATCACCACTGCCCTTTCATACACTTCCCCTTGAGGGTGGCTTGATCCTCGCCGGTGAGCCTTCTTGAACTCAATCCACGCGTTGACACTTGAACCTTTGATGTGTAATCCTCCAATCTTCAGCACTGGCACCTTTGGGTCTGGGAAGAACCCGATGTAGATGCTGTTGTAGAAGTGCCCGCCAACGGCCTTGCTCGTAACGTGGTCTTTAATGTCCTTGTAGAACCCTGACGTGATTACGTCGCCTTTGTAAGACTTCACGACCATCACTTCGGAACGGCTGTCCCGCACTTCGTTGGAGTAGATGCCGCCGATCTGCTTTGAGTATCCACGGACGCAGGACAACTCGTCCAGCACCAGGAACTTAAACCCGTCTCTGACGTTCACCCGCATTCCTTTCTTTTGCGTTTTCGGGTTGTCTAGGTCCTTGTCCCAGTATTGTAACTGGCCCGTCTTACCGCTCCATTCAAACCACCGGACTGCTGGATTTGGTCTCGTGTCAACTGGATTTGATCTGCTCATGTTTTTCCTTTCCTTGATAAACCGCACGCCCCGGGCAGGTGCATCAAACGTGAATTGGACGCACCGAAGTCCCGAGGCGGCGGTAAGTTGTTTGTCGATTGATTCACGTTATGCAGGCAACATAACGCAACTCCTGCCCGTTTGGCAACAACTATTTTGAGAAATCTTTTAAGCCGGTTTCATCCACCGACACCGCGCACGGCAGACACTACGGATACGGCACCGGCGCCAGCAGCTTGATCTTCTGGACGCTCCGCGCCGTGCCGACTCACTTCAACCCCACCCTGACCATCCACACCACATTCGTGCCGCGCTGCTGCTGGACCACCGAAAAGCTCTGTAGCCCATTGGTCCGGGCGGATTGCAGCGCGGCGAGCACGGCGTCCATAGTGGTGAACGTCTGAGGGTCGGCCTGGCGCAGCGAGCTGGTATGGACTATCCAGCCGGTAAAGTTGGTGCGGACTCCCGACCAGGGATTCACCGGCGTATGATTGGTTTGTGCGCCAGCCGACACGGCCAGAGCGACGATTGCGATTGCGATTATGTGTTTCATAAAGCGTTAAGGGGACGTGGTCCAAGTGGCCACCCCGAGCGAGGTGACGTGCAGATACATCGGCACCCCATTGTCCGATGCTTGCAGCATAAGCGTGGTGCCGCCGTTGCCGCCGGAGTCCGGGCCGATTACAGCAGTCGAATTGAGGGTCAGGATGTTAGCGGTGAGCGAGTCCCCAGCCGGGTCTGCAAACGACGCGGCCACGACGTTACCGCTGCTATCAATCGTCGCCGCGCCGCCGTAGAAATTCAGCGGGGCCGTGCTATCTTGAATTGTGTTTCCATTCAGGTTGGCCGGGCTTCCGAAGGTCACCGAGCCGCTGATTGTGTCCACCAATGTAGTCCCTTGAAAATCAATACCAACCCCCGTGTCTTTGGATGCTATGACGACCGGCCCATAGAAAGTTGGTTGAGCAAAGTTAAGGGATGGCGGGAACTCGATGTTGGCCGCCTGAAAAACGATGGTGTTTGGGTAGCCATAGACCCCCTCTCCAAAAGCCCCAAATCCCCAAGTGCCGTCGCCGCTCGCATACCACGGCGGCGTTCCCACTATCCCAAGCGTTGGGTCAAATGCGCCACCCGGCCCGCAAATGCCCGACAGGTTGGTTGCGAAGTGCGTCTGCCAGTCCACATCCTGCAACACCGGCGTCTGGCTGCCGCCGCCTCCCGTAACATTGGTCCCCATAAAGTTGGTCAGCGCCCAGTTCAACCCGGCGATGCTGTCGCTCTGGAATTGGAAGTTGTGGTTGATCTTGTTCCAAATCACGATGTATGAATCGCGCGCCGAGTCCGCCCCGTTTGTGCCGCAAAAGATGTTCGTGGTGAACGGCAGCGCGTAGTAGAGGTTGGTCGAGTAGGTGAAGTCCTGCCCTGGAGCCATAGAGGCCCAGAGCAATCCGATCAAGCAGAGTAGTCTTTTCATAAGTCAATTAAGGCCCGCACCCAGCGCAAGGCCGTTGGTTTGTGACGCGGAAAATCTCATTGGCCAGCGCGTCCTCGATGTCGCCAGCCGCCGCTCGGCTAGGCACTGTTGGCGCTTGGCGATTCCTCTTGGCCTTTGGCTTCGCCGGCCGCATCTGGAATACCTTGGTGACGTTGGCTTTCAGCATGACGTGAATTTCTTGTAAGCATCGGCAAACACTGGAGTATTGGCCGCAATGGTTCGGCACGCAGCCAAGTAGAACCCGTAGATCGTCGCCACGTCCCCGTAACTGCCGTCCCCGTTCGGTGGGGTGGGGATTCCGGTTGGCAATCCGTCCGCAAAGTCCGCTGTGACAACATTCGTCGTCGGGTCATAGGGCAGCGTGATGCCAGTCGGCAGTATCGGTGCGGTTTCGTTTTTAAGCCATCCGAGATTGGCCGGGTAAGTGGCGCGGGCCTCGACCAAAGGAGGCGCGGGGTAATACTTAACCATCGGAATGGGCGGGTCGGAATCCGGGTCTCCGGCTATGTCCGCCAGGCCGCTCCCGTCATCCGACGACCATTGGAATTGCGGACTGGACGCAGCGGTTTCCGGCGCGAACGGAGGCTGCCAAAACGGGTCCACCATCGCCGTCGGCGCAGCCCCCATCCAAAACGCCCCAAACGCATCATCAAAAAGAAACGTGCCCGGGAAGTCGAACAGCTTCTGGTTGCGGAAAGATTCCAACGGCACGGGCGGCGGCGGGAGCGAGCCGCCGGTGTGTGCTGGCCCGCTGCCTGTGTCCGCTGGCGGCGAGTAGAACGGCACAAACCCTACCACCGCCGGGCAGCACGGACTCATTCGGATATTCGCATCCAACACTTGAGCCGGCATCACTCCCGGCTGCGGGGCACTCAGGCCGGCCCCATTCCATGCCACCGCCGGGCCGGTATAGCCTGGAGCCGGTGTTGTCTGTACCGCCCGAATGTTGAACCCCCACTGCACCTGCACGAAGTCGCCTTTGGGCCGATTGTCATCATACTCTGGCTTGAACACGTTGTCTGTCGTGCGCAGCTGGGTTCCAACCGAATAGAGCAGGTGCGGGCAAAGGAATGCCGCCGTGGTGAAGTTCCCAACGGCGTAGGCCACTGCGCCAACCGGCACTGTGCCGCCCGTCGTCCACGTCACCTCGTCGTCCGAGGTAGTGCCGCCGACCGTCGGGTTCCAGGTCGGCGCTATGCCGTTGCTGGTGCCTCCGGTGGTAGCCGTCTGGATTGTCTGCCCGACGAGAATCTTCTGGCCGGTGACGTAATCCGTCGATGCTTCCCATGCGCCGTATTTTGTGAGGGTCGCGGTGCTGCCAACTTGCGCGTGCGGGTTCCTGTTGCTCGCGTCCGGAGCGTAGCAATCCACCAACAGGGTCGGGTTGCCGCTGGCCGCAAGCCAGTAGGGGGTTGCCGGCATCACGAAGTTGGTGTTCGCCGTGCCGTCCCACCAAGCCGCGCAATCCAGCACCCCAAACGGCGGCGCGGTCCAGAAGCGCATCATACCGACGTAGCCCTCGCCAATGTCTGCCCCGGTTGGAATGTCGCCCAGTCTTGTTCCTACGCTCAAAGTGAAAGAGCCGTCTCCGTTGTCTGTGCAACCTGTCACTGAATACACCCCGTCGCCGCCGATCATCACGTTACCGCTTGCGACCAAACCTCCCAGAAGCGGCGTAGCAGCGTTATTGGTTTTCGTCACGTTCAAACTTCCGCTAGAGCCAGAGCCGGAATTGACGGCGCATACTGTCGTCTGGTCCACCGCAAACTTGTCCAGCCCGTAAGGCCGGGCGAAGTTCACTGACTGCCAAATCTCCTTCGCCTCGACATACTTCCCGCCGACCATGATCGCGTCCTTCTCCCGGAGCCAGGAGTTCGGCAGGTTCCCGTATTGCGCTCCTGAGTCGTATTGGGACTCGAATCGGTTCATCCAGCGCATCGCCGTCGCTGGCAGGCTCCCGTCGAATGTTCCGCCGTGCGAGATGCAAGACCACACCCATCCTCCATCATCGGATACGGTGTCATTCCAGCGCAACCAGTTCTGCGCGGCGAACCAGAAGTGCTCGTCGCTCCCGGCGGCGTTATGGCTGACAATCGCCCCCGAGTATAGCGGCCCGGCAAGGTGACTGCCTGCCACGTTGCTGTTGTTCACACTACCGTCTAGCCCGACCCACATGAAGCCCGTCGGGTCGAAGTATGTCCGCTGCGGCCAGGTGGAGTCCTCATTCTGTGCCTGGGTATAATCGTTCACCGTCGCCATCGTCGGCTGCGGCTCCGTCGGCCCCACCTCCACCTCGTCAAAAACGACCAGCGGCGCGTTGGCTAGCTCCTCATCCATTCGATACGGATAGATGGTGTCACTCGTCATGTTCCACGCATCTGCAAGCGCCAGCCAGTCCGCGTAGCAGTCCGCCGAAGTGTAGGGGTCGGTCAGCGCCAGCGTCGCTGCATTGGTCTGCGTATAGATGGTACCCTCCGAGGATGCAGCTGCTTCTGAATAGCCGTAGGATAGCAAAGTATTTCCCCACGTAGCCGACTCGGTGGTATCATACGCCTCCACCGTCTTCACCACCGTCTCCACCACCGAGGTTTGCAAGTAGTGCGTCGTTAGCGAGCAACTGCCGGAAGAAATAACCACCACTGCCGTCGCGTTGGTGACATTCCCCTCACCGTCGTCCGTGCCAAACGTCCACGTCCATGAAGTGCCACCGCCCGTCACGACCCCACTAACTCCGCCGTCAGAAACTAGAAGCGGATAGTTCTGAAACTGCGCTATGAAATAGAGAATAATTGCGTCGTGGTCCCACCCCACAATTTGCGCGAATAGCCCGCCAGCATCCACCCAGGGATTAACGTCCCCCACCGGAGTATATGCCGGGTCGGGTGTATAGCTCAGCACGTTTCCGAGCGAGTATGTCTGGATTCCCGTGTAACGCCCCACCGTAGAAGCCCCGCTAACAGTTCGTATGCTGGTCCCAGGTCTGCCGTTCTGCTCTGGGTCGGTCGGGTCCCATATTGAAACGACCCGCTCCATCGTTAGGCTTGTGATTGCCGCCGTCCGGTAGCGCACCTGCGGAGCCACATTGTTGAACCCCGTAACCGTGGACCACATTCCGGCGGGCGGGTTTTGAACGTTACCATCCGTCGAACCCGTCGTGCAACTCACCGAGACAATCGGAGTCGGGTCGTTCCGGTCGTTTATGCCCAGTATGCCCTGCCAGTATTTGCGGGCGTTGACCCATTTCGCGCCGACCTTGTGGCATTTCTTGAAGCTGACCTTCGTTCTGTCGGGTGAGTAGCAGTTGTGGTCAATGGCCTGGACCGGCAGACCTCCGCAAGCCATGATGTCGTTCACCGTGTCCTGAATTTGCTGGGCGCTGATGCCGTTCAGGTCCCCGAACAGCCATGCACCGCACAGTCCAGTGCTTAGGACGCACGGCACTGGCGGGTCCAGTAATCCATCGTAAGCCTGATCCGTCCTGGGAACCGGAGACCCTGTGCTATAAGTCGGCGGCGATGCCCCGTCCGACTTCCGAACCGCCGTCACGTTCGCCAGCCGAGGAACCACGTCGCATCCGCTAAGGTGATTCGGATGCGTGTAGATGATCGAGCCGAGAGGCGGCAGCCTATACGGGAGTGCGAAATTGCCAGGCACAACTCAACAGGTTGATTTCCAGAGCAGCCAATACACCTTGTATGGGTCTGCCGTTCCATCCAAGTCTCCCTTCAGCGGAGATCCGCTCGTGGCTGCCACCCCACTCGTAGGCACCGGGTCTTGCGGCATGTTGTAAGCCCCGCCAGAAGTCTTTTTGGGAACGTCGCAAAGCGCCTGCCAGATTCCCGGAGTGGCGAGGAGGGTTTGTGATCCTGGCAGTACCAAATCAATCAAACCCACCGTCGCAATCGGATTCTGCGGCGAGATGCAAACGAACGTGTTCTTTTTAACCGCCACGGATGGGTCAAGTTCCTTGTAAGGCGTCTGCCACGGAAACTCGCTTGACGGCGAGTCCTGGCTCCCGCCCCGGCGTCGCAAGTTGTTGATCGCTTCTTGGTGTGACCGCACAGCATTAGTCAACGACCCTAACTGCGAAGCGGTCTGCTGGTTCTTGATCCACTGCCTGCTAGTGTCTCCCGACTCTCTATGAGAAGACAAAGCTGAGTTTTCACGCAGACGCGGAGACGGAGGCGTTGTAATGCGGCTGAGTCGTGTCGGGTTCATGGTTTCACATATTCCGCCCTATCCTTGTCAAATGCCGCCTGCCCGCCCACTCGTAGAGCGTTGTAAATCGTGTAGGCATGAATGTAGTCCTCACCGAGCCACAGCATGATTTCAAGCAGGAGGTTGTCGCACTCTAGCCGGGTCCAGTCCAGGCCCAGAAGTCCCTTGTAGCCCGCGTCGTGGTAAACGTATCCCGGCCACACCAGCCCGAATGGCGCAAAGCCGGGGATGGACCAACAAATACCAGGGATAGAACCCCCGTCCGTCGCGTAGCCTTCTGGCAGTTCTAATACCTCAAGCGTGGAGGTGTCGCCGGGGACGTTGCGAACCTGCGTGGCGTAGCGCGGCAACGGCGGAACGCCGACCATGTTGCGGCCATCCCGAGTCCGCACCGTGAAGTCTGGAATTATGAATGGCACATCACTTCACCCGCGTCAGAACGCTATACCACCGCCCGGTCTTGCGGTCCCGCTTGCAGCGCTCGGTGTATTCGCTGCCGTTCAAGAACCGCAGTCGGGGCTGCGGCGTGCGCCGAAACAGCCCTACGATGAATGACCAAAGGTGATTCATGTCACGCGCTGGCAGAGCCAGAAGTCACTAGCAAGGTCCGGATCGGTAAAGTAGGTGTATGGAATTGTGAAGTAGCCTTTGAGGCCCCAAGTCGTGCCCCACGAGTTTCTCACGATGAACGCCTGCTTGCTGTCATCGTATCCGACCAGCAGAACGGCATGGCCGCCTTGAACAGACTCTTTGGACAGGTCCGGCATCGGCACCACCCCGGAAGCGGATACAGAATCGCTCTCGAAGCTATCGTAAACGGTGAACCCACCAACGACGGTCCCCTGCACCAGAGCAGCCTTGAGGTCTTCCAGAACGGTGTTGTCCACGGCCCGGTATTGAAGCAGGAGTTCCTTGGCTGCGTCCGCGTAGCAGTTGGCTAGCGGCGACGCGGCGAACTGCAATTCGTCATAAGGCCACTCGCTCTCAGGACAGCATCCTTGAGAATTGATGCTCTTGATTCCGTCCCGGATTTCCGCTCCCGAGTCGCTGTCAACACTGTCCTCGATCACGCGTTCGTTGAAGTAGATGAACAGGCGCGACGGCATCACCAACGGCTCGTTCTGAGCGGCTTGCAGGAATTGCAGCGCACCGGCCAGCGCATTGGCTGTGCATGAACCTAGCTGGCCCTGGTCGTAGCACGGCGGCAGCTTGTCCGTCCAGTCCACTGAGGCGGGTAGCGCGACGGGAGCACGAAGAAAGCGCCGGTCTCGCTTGTCCGGCCCGGAAGGATGCCAACCGTAACAGTGGTTCGTTCTCATTTTACGGCGTCAAAAACGAACCCCTCTCGAAATGCTGCTTCGCTGCCGAACCAAGACAGTATCGGGTCCATAGAAAACGAAGTGACGGTCGCCACTTCAACCTCATGGGTGTCCGCGTCCTCGATCACCCCAATTACCTTGTGCCGCAGGAACTTCACCGGCCCCGCAGGTTGCTTCCACCAATGGCCTTGTTTAATCTCCATTTTCATAGTCTCCACACCAGCCCAGCCACCAGCCACGGGCTTCGTTCCGTCGTTGCCTTAACCACCCCGAGCGTCAGGTCCAGCGTCTTGACCGGCGTGTCCACCGAGATTCCACCATAGGCCAGCCCGACTGCCGACCCACTGCCAGAGCCATAAAGCCCCGTAGCCGCCCCAGTGCCCATCCAGGGTGTAATCGTCACCGGCCCGAGCGTCAGCGGGTACTTCAGTTGGAAGTTGGCCGACGGCATCGCCACGGTAACCGGGCGCGGGAAGTAGTAGAACCCCACCCCGGCCCCGACGTAGGGCGTGGCGTTGTAGATCGCCAGAACGCCCGCGCCAATCTGCCGGGTGCCCGCGTCGTAGAGGCCGAACGCCGCCACATCGAAGCCGTTAGTCTGCGCCCGCGCTGCCGGGCACAGCAGCGCGGCGGCAAGGGCGATGAATGCCGCAAGGCGCTTCATACTAACGCAAATGTGGCGGGAGCAACTGGGCGGAGACGCGGCGCACGGCGGCGGGTGCGGCGACGGGCGGTAGCCCGGCGGTCAGCCCGGCGCACGTCGCTTGCAGGTAAGGCTCCATCGCGGTAGTCGCGTTGGTGCCAATGAGCGACCAGACGCCTTCATAGGCCAAGAGGGCACCGTCCACGATCAGCTTGGAGTTGCTGTTCGTGATTCCAGCAGCCGACAGGTCGTTGACGATGGTGGCCGGGTTGACGTTGGTGCTGGATGCTTCGGCGCAGATTACGTCACGCGCCAGGGCCACATCGGGAGCCGCTTGCGGATAAACATCCAGGCCGACTTGAACCCCAGTGGAGACGGCGGTTTGCAGCGCGGCGGGCGTCATGACTGAGGTGGTGGAGCATCCGGTCAGCGCGAGGCCGGCCAGGAGCGTGAGGGTGAGTAGTGCTGTTTTGAACTTCATAGTTTGTCTTTCTTTGGTTGTGCCTTGCGGCGGTTTAACTGTTCTTGAATCGCTTTAATTGAGTCTTGACAGGCGGCGATGTAGGAGAGGTCTTGTTTCTCCGGCGCTGCCTCAATCTTGGCCTTCTCTACGGCTTTGACAAGCTCTATGGCGAGTTCCAATCCGCCGGCCAGAGACTCGTTCGCCAGGTCAACGGAATGGTGCCCTATCCAGTCCGCGATGGCGATGTCCTCGTTCGCGGCCCCGGATCGGTAATGGCCTTGCTCCGTGTCGAGTCCCCATTCGCGCGCGCCGTCGCCATTCACGGCAGCCTGCGCTTTAAGCCATTCCAGAAGTAGGCCCACGGTAATGAAATTGGTGCCCGTGACACCGCACGGGCGACGGGGTTAGGCAGCCGGAGCCGCCGGAGTGTTCGCCACGACCGCAGCAGCCATAGCCGCCTTGTCGGTGTCGATCTTGGCCTTCAACGCGGCCAACTTGACCGGGTCGGTGCCCGCCGCCGCCAAAGCGGCAGAGAGGTTAGTCAGCAAGGTCGTCATGCTGGCTTCGACCGTTTCTTCATCTTCAACATCAGCGATGATGTCATCCAATAATGCCATGATACGTTTCTCCATGTTTGCCAGGTCTTTGCGTGTTGCCAGTGGCGACTCGGGCCTGCGAGAGTCGTCAGGGACATCTTTTGGGCTGTGGATTGGGTCCACAGGCTTACCAGTGGATGAACCCGTGTCCGGTGATACTGAACAGCAGGTTGATCGCCCAGATCAGCCCGAGCAGGACAAAGAGAATGTCCCACGCCTTACCGACAATCGGTGGAGCGCCAAGCTGTCCGAATATCCACTTGCCCACCCACCAGATGAGCAGAAAGGCCACGCCCATGATGAGAATGAAGATGAGGGTCTGGGCCATTCCGCCACCCCCGCCGGTGTTCAAGCTGAAATCTGCGAGTATCGGGACTAAGTTCATAATGTTCTCTCTTGGCCTACCGTGGTTAGTTTCGGCTCCGGTGGCGAGGCCGCGCCCCCAGTTCCGGTTGACTGCTTCAAATCTTTCACCACGATGCTGTCCGTGCTCTGAAGGTGAGCATCAATTTGCTCTATCTTCTTTGAGTCCGGAGAGCCGTAAATGATCTTGCGCCAGAGACCTACCAGGCCATTGTTCTTGGCCAGAATTTGAACCACATGGTCAAGCATCCAGTAAACGGCGACGGCAGCGTTGATGTAAACCAGCCACTTTGACGGGATGGAGTTGATTATACCGGGTGGCAATTGGTCCATATTATATGTGCTTTACGATGTATTGGACTCCAATGGCCAGCACAGCCCCAGCCCCGGCAGACATGGTGGCGATTAGCCAACTCTTTAGCTTGGTTAATGCCACGACTTGCTGTGCGATTCCACCTACAGAATCACGACCGTAAATCACACGCTCCAATGCGGAGACCCTGGCCAGGATTCCCGGTGCTGCTTCGCCTTCCCCTTCAAGCAGTTGAAGGACTCGGTTCAGCTTGTTGATAAGGTCTTGACGACTTGGTTCTTCTGTTCCCATAAATCAATGTCCAACATGCACAGTGCCCGCATAGATTGTCAATCCGCTGGCCGCTGGCGGGTTCGTTGCTGGCGCACCGGCAGGCGGGTCCATTCCAAACGCGGCCCGGTAGCCAGCCGGAAGGTTCGTCGCGTCCATCTGCGCGGCGCTGCTCCGGCTCGGGTCGAACGGCGGCCATGTCAGGTTGCCGAACCATGACGGCGCGTTGGCGTAGAGGTAGCTGTTGGCGATTACTTGGCCATTGGTCAGCGCCTCGCCGGAAGCCACCCCAGGCCCTCCTTCCGTGGTAACAGCGCACCAGTTTCCAGCCCGGATAAGCCCGGTTTGACCTTCAAGGCTGTAGCAGGTCTGCCAGTCACCGCCAACAGCATCGGCTGGCTTGTCGTAATACTGGGTGAAACCCACTTTGCCAATCAAACATCCCACAATGGAGTTGCTATAGCCTGGGTTCAGGATAGTGATTCCGTAGGTCTGGTAGAGCTTGCCGCCGTCTGATCCATCATCTGTTACAACGCGATCTCGCACTTCCGTAAGTCCCCATGTGATAGTCGGGTCGTTCGAGTTGTTGGTAAGGCCGTCGTGATAGTAGCACGGTATGGAGTTGCCTTCAAAAAGGGGATAGCCATTAAACCCGCCGTGGCAATAAACAAGCTGCGAAATCGTTTTCGGGCTTTGAGAATACGGGCAGTTGGTGATGAAATTGTAGGCGAACACAGAATGCCAACTGCACATCATCGGGTAGAAGTTCGGGGCGTTGTGCAGATAGCAATTCTCAACCTTGATGCCGGTTCCGTCTTGGTTGAATAGCGCGTAGTCGTTCGCCCCGCCCGCGCTGATGCCGCCCACGTCGCTGTGCTGAACCTCGCAGCGGTTGCAGGTGAAGAAGTAAATCTGGCGCGTCTGCGTTGACGAGCCGGTGATGGTGCAGTTCTTAACCCAGCACTCGTCGCAGCCCGAGAACGAAATGTAGGTGTTCTCGGTGCCCGTCATGGCGATGTTCTCAACTCCCATCCTGTGATAGACGGTGCCCTTCGACACGCTGGCCTTGAGCGTGGCCGGGTAGGCCGAATCGAGTGGCGGGTAGAACGAGACTGAGTTGCCCGAGATCGCTGTCACCTTGACGATCATCACGCATGGGTCAGTCCCCAGGAACAAGCTGAACGTGTCTCCGGACCAGCCGCAGTCTGCCGGGGCAGCGGAGAACCACAAGAGGTTGCTGACCGCGCACCCTGCCGGTATGGACGCCAGCGTGACGTTGCTGGAGCCGCGGGCGATGCCCGCCGTGACGGCGACGGTATTCCAATCTCCCGATACGCCGGTCAGGAAGTGGTTGCCGTCGCCAAGGTAGATCGTGTAACCAGCGTTGAAGAAGGTGGCGGGCAGCCCGTTCGCGTTTGTCGCCCCGCGCAGCGTCAGGCCGTCTTTGGCCATGAACAAGTCTCCGTCCATCGTGTTGGTTCCCGCCGCGATGGTGACAACCGAGTTGGACGGGCACGCCGCGAGCCAGGCGTTAATCGTCGCTGCGTTTGCGGTGATGGGCAGGTTGGTAAAGATGCTGGTCCGCGCCGGGATGCCGCCCGACACGCCGGCCAGCCCCGCCCAGGAGCCGCCGTAGGGCAGCCGGGCCGAGGGCACCGGGTCTGAGGCGTGGCAGCACAGCGCAAACGCCATTAGTATGAGCAAGGCCGCCAGTATTATGAACAGCGTGCGCTTCATTTCGTCGCAAACCCGCTTGGCAATCGGCGCACAGTGTTGCTGGCTATCACTGAGAATACCGGCATACCACTCGCAGCTTGATTGATCGTGTTTGTCCATCGCTGAACATGGGTGACGCCGACAGGCATCCAAGGCAGTGATGCCAATGAGCAACCGTTGGTTATCCCGTGCGCCAGAGTCGTGCTTCTCACTATGAACACCACGTTGCTGGATGGGTTGTTTGTGTCAGCCAACCAATTCCACGCAAACACGAACACCGGCGCGGGCGGCACGACAGCCTTTGGAGCTACCAGCATTTCGGCTCCGCGCTTCTCCACCGCCGCCGCCTTGTGGTGCCGGTGCATCGGCACGTTAGGCGGCATCGGCGGCAGTTCGGCCCCGAGCGCAGAGACGCACAGGGCCGCGAGGATGACGGGGCGGAGGTTCACTCAGCCGAAGCAATCGCTGGTGGCAAACTCTTGGCCGGCGTTCGGAAGGAAGTTTGGCAGCGGAGAGCCTTGGATGTTCGTCGAGTTGATGTTGTGCAACCAAGCGTTGCACGTTTTCCCGGGTACCGTCGGGTCCACCAGGAACTTGAGGGCCAGACCAGCACCGCTAGGGAACAACCCTAGGCAGAACCGTGGCGCGAATTTGAATGTGATGGGCTGTGCCACGTCGTATTTTATGGCCAGCGCGTGTGTTTCAACTATCATAGTTTGTTCTTTTGTTGTTTGTTTGCTGTAGATCAAGGTGCAATCTTCACTGCCGCGTTGCTGGTTGTCCCGTCGTCGGTCCAGCTATAATACAGAAAATGGTTGCTGGTTTGGGTTTCATCGTCTGTTTCCGATTCTTGATGTGGATGGTTCATAAATCAATGTCCAACATGCATATTTGCTTTGTTCTTTCTTGTTGTTCTGTGATTGTTTACTGCACCTTCATTATTATCCCATTGGTGATGCAAAGTTGGTTTGGAGTCGTTCCCACCACCCCCGTAAAGATGCTTGGACCGATATTCCGAAAACTCGCTATAGTAATTCCCACCGTTGAGGCAGCGGTTAGCGTATATGTTGAGTTGTCTGTGTCCAATCCGGGGCCAGAAATTAACCACTGATCTGGATTCTCCGCACTGCCGGGTGTCCAAAAGTACGTCGCCGTCTCTGGGTAAACCAGCGACAACCCTACAGACCCAGGAACGTCCGTTGCGAACATCTTTATGTTCGCTTCCAAGTCGGTATGCTCCAACATTGAACAACCCATTTCTGGGTCGTCGCTAATTACTTGTCTCCCAAACGTGGCAAGGCACAAAGCACACTGGTAAATATGGCCCCCGAAGAACGTAGTGTTTAAGCCCAAGTGATCTACGACCGCCGCCCCGAGTGAATAAACACTTGTAGATGGCCATGTAGGCTGGGCGCTGAGAACGTCGCCAACCACCTTAACGCCAATGCTGTCAAACTTAGCAGAGTAAAATTGTTTGTGATCTGAACTGCAATCCAGTCCAGTGGCCAACCAGCAGAAGAACGGACTTTGCATCACAAAAATATCATCCCCGCCAGTTCCGCCCACCAACCCTACCAAAGCCGGGGCAACGGAAATATCCGGCAATCCCCACTCATCTGGGCCAACGTCTTTATGGCCCGTGAAGTGGCACCCGTTGATGTGAGTGGTTGTTTCATTCACAATTCTTAACAGCACGTTGTTGGTGTTGGCAACGGCGGTAAAGCGGATATTGTTTAACTCCACGTTGAACGGCCAAAAAACGGAGTCCGAACCGGCCAACGTGATGCAGTTCGTTCCAACTAAGTTGCCAGCGTAGATAAACTTCGTCGAGTAGCCCGACATTCCATCCATCCTGATTGATGCTTGCTTGTTGTAGTTTGAAAACCAAAGCACGTTGGTAAAGTAGAAGTCCCCCAGTCCGGCCTGAATCGCTACCTGCACCACGAAGTTAGAAGTAGATGCCGTGTTTATTGCTTCTTGGAGTCCGCACGTTGATGTGCCAGGCGTGTCCGGCCCAAACTTCAAACCGTCGTTGATGTTTGTGGACAGTCCGTTAGCGATGCCTTTCGACGAAACCGTAACAAAAGGACTTGCTCCACTCGTCACGCCCCCGCCACTATTCCCACCACCGCCCGAAAGATTGGTGGCGTTGACCCACGTGCTGCCGTTCCAGAAATATCCGTTAGTGGAGTAGCTGTTCGCCACCGCCAGCGTCCCCGTCCCCAGGTCCACCGAGCCGTGAAAGGTTCCGCCTTGAGTGACCATGCTTGACAGCGTGTTGGTTGGCACTTGAGCCCAGTCCACTACAGGTTGCGGTAGCCGTGGTATGGCGACGGAGCCCATAATCTGAGCATAGAACGTAGTATTCATCATGTTGGATGTCACCGTCCCGTCGTTAATTGCGGCAATGTTTGCCATTAGTTCGATGGAGCTTGAGTTCAGGTTGGTGGGGTCAACCGTGTAGGCTTGTAGCATTCCGATTGCCAGCGCGTTCTTTTGGTTGTTCGTCACCACCGCCGATGGTATCGCTGCCAGTGGCACCTTGCCGCTAGTCAAGTTGTTCGCGTTCAAGCTGGTGATAGCCGCCGCCGCTGCAAGCTGCCATGCGTTCGTCACAGCAGGACTTACCCCTGACGCGTTAGTAGCTGTTCCGTAGAGAGGTCCGTAGAAAGCGCCAGTGATGACCGCTGCCGTAGGCGGGTTCGCAGCCCACGCGGTCGTGACCGGGTTTGTAGCTGGTGGCGTGAAGCCAAGGATGCCGACCAGTTCCGCCGCCGTCTGGTTCACTACCCCCGCGTGCCCGTTGATAGACACCACCCCGGCAGTGTTGCTGGCTACCAGACCCGCCAGCGTGTTGGACATGCCTACCGTATAGACAACGTTGTTCGATACCAGCCCTGCAACCGCGTTGCTCACCGCCATGCTGTGCGTAGCCGCGCTCGCGTCTGCGTATCCATTCACGCTGGCAGTCGTCAGATCGTCCAGCCCTTTGGCTATGTCAGCGAACGTCGCGGTGCCTATCAGGCTTCCGTTAAACTGATTCGCCATCACGCCATCAACAGATAAGTCCGCCGGTGCTCCACTGTTGTCTGTCAACGTGAGCAATCCGTTGGTTGCGCTAAGCACCACATAAACGCCGGAGCTTGGCGCACTTTCGACGGTAAAATCCCCTGCGTTTATGAGCCTTGACAGCGTCGCGTTAGTTTGCCCGTTCACTAGCGCGTTCGTGCTGACGCCAGCCACCGCCGCCGCCAGCGCCCCGGTAGTCGCTAACGACGTGGGCGGCAGCGTCGCATACTGCGTCAAGTAAGGCGCCGCCGGTTGCGGCAAAAAGCTCAATCCGCCGCTCCCTTGCAGCGCGTAGCGTGCGTCGCTTGCCGTGCTTGAGTAAGGGTAGTCCTGCGGACGCACGATGTTCTGCGGTATCGCCGTCTCGTTAGCCTCCACCCTAACCCAGTCACCCACTCCGCTGACGTGGTTTGTCGGCACAAGGAACCCCTGCGTCGTGGTCTCCGGCGGCCACTGTGCCGTCCATGAGTAGAGACCGACGCTCATGTTGGTCCAGTAGATTTGCCCGTTGGTGTCCGTAGTGTAGCTGCCTTGGTCGTAAGCCTTAGACTGCGCATTCGGATAGACCTTGAGAGGCGTCAGCACTACGCTCCTGCCTGGCGAACCAAGAGACAGCACCATGTCAGTTCCGGCAATAGCAGCCACCGGCGACCAAAGGAGCGTCGCCGCTGTCAATGCTGCCAGCACCATGTTGCGCATAAACCTAACGTAACATTTCCCGCTCTTCAAATGCAAGCCTTTAGGCACGTTCATACGTTTTTATTTCTGATCTTTCAAGCCGCCATGTTGTAGTCGCTCGGATTCGTCGGCCTGTCTTTCTGAGTGAACAAGTCCGGGTCCCAGTAGCCGTTGAACACAATGACCCACTTGTGCTGGGTAGCCCAGAACGTCCTATCCCGCATTGGCTGGTCTGGCTCCCGCCGGCAGCTCATTGACACCATGCCGCCAGAAGTCCCGTCGCTTGAATAGCACTGCGGGTTTATCCTTGCCATGTTGGCGAACATGCCGTCCACCATAGGAGTGTCTGAGTCGCTGGGCGGAAAGTGCGTGTCCCAGAAGTAGTCCGGAAGCGGGTTGTAAGGGTCGCTCTCCGGCCCTGCCCACCCGGACGAGTCTGGAAGTATGACGTAGCCGCCAGGATTGATCGGAATCGGCGTCCATGAGAACTCGGTCATCACGACTTGGAACCCGTAAACCGGAGGCTGCTCTAACCCGCGCCAATACTTAGTGACGATCTCAAGCGCCGCCGCTAGCGCTAGCGCCGTTCCACTGACAAGCGCCTGCGTCCCGTCCGGTGGGTTGCCCCAGTTCTGCCACGATACATTCCCGTTAGAGTCTGGCGGCAGAGCCGTTGGAGGTTGCGGACCTACCCCGGAAGACGAGCCTGCTAAAGCAGCGTCCAAAGATGCCTTAAACATCGCGTGTATAGCATCCCTGAACGGCGCCGTCGTGTTCTCAAAGTAGTTTTGCAAAAGCCGAATCACCATCTGGTTCTGCTTCTCAGTGTCGCTGCCTAAGCCGTCCCCGAGGAAAGAGTAGAAATAGCGCGGGTGCTTGATTATCGAAAGCGCCAAGTCAACTGGAATTATTTCTATCGTGTCCGGCGCTGTGTCGCCGCTCATCACTTCGTCCACTGTCTCAAGCGTGGCCTGGTGCGCGTCCTTGTAGCTGGCCACCGCCGAAAGCAGCTTGTGAAAGTAGCCTTGGCTGTCTGTGCGGATGATACCACGGTGCAGATTGTCTAGCTCCGTCAGGATAGTGTTCGCCCCGCCGTTGAACCTGTGCTTGATGGTTTGCTGCTCCGCGTTCTCGCACACGGGAGAATCTGGCTCCTCCTCTATTGGTCGGTTGGCTCCGTTGTCAACTGCCAGGCCCTGAGCCGACACCAGCACTTGTCCGTCTTCTGCCGCCGTCCCCCTGTTCACGTCCACGCCTTCTGCGCGGTCGTATCCGCACGGCAGCGCGTTCTCGTCGAACAGTATCGGTATGCCTGTTTCTGAACTCATGCCATTGTCACGTCACGGTCAGCGTAGCGGCCCCGGTCGTTCTTGCACCCGCCGCCGCGTCCGTCGCCGTGCAACGGTAGAGGTTTCCACTTAGACCGATGTTCGCGCTCCTGTCCGTGATTCCTGAGCTGGTGTTGGCCGGCGTCACTGTCAGCGTGCTTATCAGCCCGGTAGAGTCCGTGGCCAGCCCGTAAACGCCGCCTGCCGACACGTTGCTCCATGTGCTGCCGCCGTCCGCGCTCACTTGCCACTGAAATGCTAACGCAAGCTCGCTGCCGAACGAAGCCGCGAACGGAAGCCCAGCCGCCGCCGCTCCGCCTGCCAAAGTAGCGCCGCCCCATGCCATGACTGCCCCGGTGGACGACACCGTAGTTCCGTAAGCGTTGGCGGTTGCCCCGCTGGCCTTGGCAGTCACTTGAACCGTCGTGCCGGTCGCTACCGCCGTCACCGACGCGTTAGGCGACGTAGCTGTGGCTACATACTTGGAGCCAGCGCCAGTCCCCCCGTTGATGCAGGCCGCAAGGTTGGACAGCGTGAGCGCCAGCGTCGTGTCTATCAGCACGTTGCCAGCCGTCACTCCAATGGCGGATACGAAGTGGTAAACCACGCTATTGATCGTCACCGTGTCGCCCGCCGTCGGCTGCGCCGTGGCTGTGAGCAGCCCTTGAGCGTAGAACGCGCCCGCTTGGCTTGCAGGGTTGGCCAACACCACCGGAGGCGTCCATGTAAGCGTGTTCTCTAGCATCACAGAAATCTGGTTCAGCACCGCCGTCAACCACGCGACGCCCTTAGCACCTACCCTGACGATGGACACTGCCGAGCTTCCTGCCCGCACGTTCTTCGGCCAGTTCGGGTTGAGTGCCGAACGGTAGCCTACCGTGGTCTGCTGCGAGTTCATCACCGGCGCTTGGTCTGCCACGCTGAACACCGCTATCACATCCCCGGCGGCCAGCGTCACCAGCGACGTGCCGCCAACGTCCTTAATGGTCTCCGTCCCTATCGCCACCCGCGCCAACTTGATTCCTGTTATCGTTGTCATAGTTTCATGTTTACGGGGATGCCGCGCCGACTGGCTTCCAGTAAGGGTTAGGCTGGTTAGCGTTTACCCTTTGCAACATCTTTTCCAACACCGTCACGGTCTTGGCCGTGTTCTTAGCTGTCTGCGCTGCATGGCTGCCGCCACCCATGTTGCCTAGCACTAGACCTTGACGCTCCCACTGCGATACCTCCAATCGCTTTGCAGACACAGCCGGCGGAGGTATGTTGGGCATCACGGACTTGAGTATGTTCTGAACCCACTTGGGTATTCCAATCAATGACAGAAGGTTTAGATGGTGGGCTAACTTTGCAATATTCTCCGATCCGAATCGTAAATACTGGATAAAGATGTTCATCACTGGTGCAAATTGAGACGCAATTTCCATTTCTGCCGCGTGTAGGTTTAGTTTCATCACCTTCCACTCCCACGACATCGCGGTTAGACTTGGAATTGACTCTGTTATACCACGCGTCGCCGTCTTTATTTGTGAGTTGAGAAACCTTACAGCTTCACCATACTGGATTACGTCATGCTCACTCACACCAATAATGTCTGCTAGGTTCCCCATTTTCGTCACGTAACCCACCGGCATACCACCGGTCTGTAATGACTTGGCGTATATCCTACTTGCTGCATCTGCGGCTTCAAGGAATGCCCGCACCATCATTTGTATCGGTTTTATCGCTAGCGTGATCGCATATCTCCATAATCCTATAGCTACACGAACACCGGCCACTGCTGCCGTCAACCCGGCGAACGCGGCTTGCGGCTTTGACAGAGTCTTGTTAAAGAAGTTAGTCACCATTGACGCGAGGGTAGTGCCTGCCTGACCTTGCTGCTGTGGCTGCGACTTCGGCAGCATCGGCGGCACAGCGGATGCCCACCAAGACGCATAGCCTGGGGCCTGCCCGCCAGATCCGATTCCTAACTGCCGATTAATCGTAGAGCCAAGATTAGGAACAACGGCGGCACGACCGCTACCAGCTTTCACCGCCGCCGCCTTCCTCGCTCTTTCAGCGTCCAGCGCCTCGCGTCGGGAACGTCTCTCCGCTTCTTGCGCTATGCGTGCCGATGGAGGTTCTACTTCATTCCTTCTGCGTCTAGCTTCCCGCTCATTATTATATTCTGCTTCAGCGTAGTCCCCCTCTGTTCTTACAGAAAAACCTCTATTTTGAAGGTCCCTAAACTTCCGCATCGCCGCCGTCAGCTTCACCACGCTCGCTGTCGTTTTGTCCACCCCGGTAGCCCCAGCCGCACCTTGCGCCGCCAAGTTTGGAAGGCTGATGCCACCCGTAGCTCCCGCCGTGCTGAGCTGCTTCTGGATATTGCGCCCCATCTGCGCCACCAGTTTTTTGTTCGCCGCCGCTTCGACTAGCATCAACTCTACAACTATGCGTCCATCAGGCATTTCTTATATCTCGTTGCCGTGCATTATCTGCCGAATTTCACTCTTAACATAGCCGGGCGATGTACGCCGCAAGTTTCCACCCCACATTCGAGCCTCGTTCTCGACCGCCCACACGTAGAGCATCCACCCTTGCGCTCCTGTTATTTCTTCGGCTATGTGCTGCTCTGTCATCTGCGGAAATGTCGCCATTATTCTAAACCGTTTTTCAAAAAGCCAACCCAGACCGTCTGTGGCCGAGCCGACTATGTGCTGAAAGGGTTTGCCGGGGCGTCCGCCGCCGCGCTCCCCTCTTTGCCGACTGGAACTTCTTCATGACTGACCGTGGTGCTCCAATACACTTTCATTTGCTTGTCAATCGCTAAGTATAGTTCTAGCAGTTCTTGCGCAGTGCAGTCTCCGAACTCTGCTTCCGCCGCGTCTTTGAACAGTTCTAACCCGTTTTGCTGCTTTAGCAGCGTCCGCACCTCGCTCGGCTTGCGCGTTACCAGCATCGCCAGTTGCCACAATGACGCGCCGCGTGGAATGTAAGTGTCGTCCACGCTCGGCTCAGCCCTCTTTCCTCCAAGCTTTCCATACGCTTCCGCTACGTCAATCCAGAACTGGTCCCAGTCCACTCCCTTTTTATCCGTCTTCTTAGCGGCCAGTGTCTGCGCGACTTGCCCCTTGGCCTTCTCCCACAGCAAGTCGTCCACTACCCACACCGGCTTGCCCGTGACGTTGGCGATTAGCTCCTTGGTTTGTATGCGCTCGATAGGGTGCTTCAACAAGCCAAGCCACTCGTAATGACGGTCACGGAACGGCCCGACAGTCCACTTGCCAACCTGAATGTCTTGGCATGGGTTCACCGCCGCCGCCGTTGGACCCGGCAGCGGTGCCACCAGTGCTACCCGCGCCGCATTGTCCACCTCTCCGTCCTTGGCCTCCTGCGCCGCTACAGCTTGCTGTATCGCCGCCGTCATTCCTTTGTTTGCTTCCATAGACTGCGCGTTACTGGCCTGCGTCAACGAGGATGATCTTTTCCAGCTTCAAGTCCCGCTCTCCAGGGACTCCGGACGACGCCTTGTAAGGTGACTCCACGACAAATGCCGTTACTTGCGCTCCGATGCCGTAGCCGAAGTGGTTTGCCATGTCAACGATGGTTATCGTGTCGCCGACCTGCGGGAATGTTACGTCCGTTCTGTCCCTGACAGTCAAGTCCCACATGCCGCCGTGTTTGATTATTGACCGGCCAACCTTGGCCCCGCTGCCCTGCTTGTAGTGCTCCAAGCTCGTGTCCTGAGATTGGTTGCAGGTGAGAATCGACAGCAAAGTCAACCCGTCCACGTCGCCTGCTTGCGCGTCGAGCGTCGGGAGCAGCCCGTCCGTCCCCCACCGAGACTTTGACACGTCGCCTTGCAGAATGATCTGCGAGCTTGTCCCGCCTGTTACTGGCCATGCAAAACCCATATTGTTCTCTCTTTCTGTTCTTGTGTTGTCTGTTTCTGGTTACGAACGTGCCTGCTAGCTGCTAGCAGGTTTCACGGGCTGCGACGCCTGCCGCTGTGCGCTCGGCGCGAACTGCTTGGACGCCTGCTCGATGTAGCGCCGCTCCGCCACAAAGAACTGCTTCCACAATTGATAGTCGATTGGGTCCTCGCCTGACTCCTCAAACTTAGCCAGCGCCAGCTTGTCCTGCTCCAACGGCGTCGCCGCCTTGATTTCCACGGACGCGGCTGCCGCCGAACGTGCGCTTTTGATTAGATCGAGATGTGTCTTCTTCATTGTTTCTGTTCCTTAGTTTGGCCACGCGCTGACCGTGACCGTGTTTGTTTGGACTGACATGCCCCTGGCATACAGCGTCAAGTTGGTCGCACTCGCATACCAGATGTAGGCGCCAGCCGCGTTGCTTGAAGGGTTCCACTGGGCCGTAACCGTCACCCAGTTGTTAGTGCTGCCGAGCGACACTTGGCCCCACACCGGCAAGTCGTTCGTGCTGGCCAGCGCCCCGGTTTGGACCGTGTAGGACTTGCTCGGAATGTTCACCGTCGTGAGCGCGAACGCCGCGGAATAGTTGGTCCCTGTCGTCAGCGTCGTTCCGCTGCCCCATATCAAGGATGCCTTCATCGAAAGCATCCCGGCTGCGAACGCCACCGCTAGCGCCACCACCACCACTATCTTGCTTCTGTCTTTCATTTTGATTTTGTCTTTCTGTGTTGCCGTCATTTTCACCAAGTTCCAACTTCCCCGATGTCGTTTGCCGTGGAAAATGTAAGCTCAGCCCCAGACAAGAACACGTTCGCCATGCCGGGCCTTGCCACCGGACGCAGCGGCATCCAGCCGTCGTAATGCAGCGGGAACTCTTCGCTCATGTTCGACATGCTCCGCACAGTGTCGCGCAGCGCCGCTATGCTCTGCGTCAAAGACTCCTTGCCGGGTGGCTGACCGTCAGCTTGCGGCAGCCGGTTCCTGAACCCGTGCCCTTGGAGCAGCACCACGAGCCAGCGCCGGTCGGCCCGGTGCGTCCGGTCCGCGTCCTGCAAGCTGACCCCAGGCCGCTGCTTTTCTCCGTTCAAGCACACCAGCACCGTCGGCTCGTCGTTGGCGACGGTGTAAACGTATTCCCAAAGGTGCGACTCGCCTTCCATGCTCTTGGTGTTAGGCTCAGCACTTGGCGCAACGCGGGGCTGAGTGAACATCTTGTCTATCCAAGAGCACAAGGCGTTCAACTGCCAGTCTTCCGTCACTGGCGGCTTTGGCATGTTCGGCCTGCGTTCACCCCAAGCCATTATGAAAGCACCCCCTTCACCGCTAGCTTAGCCGCCTGCTCCACCAACCGCTTGGTCCTGTCGTTCACTTCGTCGTTGAACGGGTTCAACGGGAACACGCGCCGCGCCGGCAAGTCGCCAGAGCCAGGCTGCGTCCACCCGAAGTTGCCGGGGCTGCCGTGGTGGTGCGCCAGCGCGTAGGGCACCTGCCCGGTGTTGCCCATGCTCACTGTCGCCGCCCCTTCGCCGTTGGATTCCTTCTGTAGCGTAGCCTTGAGAGCGCCAGTGACGAACAGTGTGGCGAACGTCCGGCCAACCTTCTTCGCGTAGCGCGGAGACAGCGCCTGCCACTCGTTGCCACGGTCCCAGCCCGTGCTGCCAAAGTTGCTCTCCACCACGCCAAAGAAAGTGTCCGCCATAGCCGCCTGAACCGGCTGCCGAACCTCTCCTAGCTTACGCGCAATAGCCGCGTGCAAGTCGCGCAAGGAGGAAGCGTTGATTTGAAAGGTAGCGTTCATGGCTTGACTACAAACCTTTCCGTTTTCACCACCTTGCCGTTGTGGTCCAGCGTCAACCGCACTGCATTGACAGCCTTTTCTGGTGGCTGCTCTTTGCCCTCTCGGTCGTAAAACTTGATAACAGTCTTCATGTTGCTGCCGTGTTGCAGGAACTATTATACTTAGCCTTCACGGCTGCGTCAATAGCCTTTTTGAGAGCTAGGAACGCGTCACGCCCATCCTTACCATCCATCTTAGCAAACGGCTCCTTGTAAACTTCATTTCGGTTCACCAATCCGTCATTGACTAATTTGTCAATTACACGCCCAGCAGAGAACTCCGCATAGGCTTCGTGCAGGCTTCGCATGGTCCAAAGTTCTGTTGCAATATCTTGTTCATGCCCTTTGCTGTCTGCGACATACACAGGCCACTCCGTCTTATCTACGATAGGTTCTTTAGCCCAGCTTTTAGCGTAATCAGTAGGAAGCCGGCTTATGTCGTGACCAATGGTGCTACGGAATTTCAGCAGCGCATTGTAAAGCTCCTGATCCGCTGTCTTTGGTTCTGCAATGCTAGCATCCGGGTGAAGTAAACCACCGTCAGCCCATTGGTCTCGCCACACTCTAAACTTGTCCCCATGAGCTAACATTGCTACATCCCGAGCTTCTCTTATTCCAATCACCGCCCGATCTTTAGCGAAATCAAACTCAGCGTGCCCTAGCTCGTGCGCTAAAACATCCGGCACTGGCGTGGACACCGCCGTCTTAGTTTTGTTGTTCCACTCGCCCGCCTTGCTCCACGTCTTGCCACCTGCCTCAAAGCTACCAAGCGCATCCGGTTCCACCAGCCGCACCACGCCGCAAATCTCGTCGGCTGCGAAGTAGTCGCACACCGTCCGCACCATCATCTTTTCAGGCAGCGACGGCGCATGGCCGATTCCTACCGTAACCACAGGCGCAGCCATGTGCGCCATGCTTGGCACCGGCAACCTTGCCGCCTCCCGCGAGTCCCGGTGCGGCGCCACCTGCACCAGCCGCCCCGTCCGCGTGTCCTGACGCATGTAGCCGGATACCTCCACCGCCGCCACCGTCCCCGTGCGCACGCTGCCCGCTGCCGCGCTTCCTTTGACTGGCCTGTATGCCTGCATGTCCTTTGGGACTGTATGCTCTTCTGTCCATCCGCCCGGTGGCGCGTTCTTGTCGTTGACCTTATCAATGACGCTTCGCAGGCTGACTTTCTTTGCCTGCTCCGGCGCGGGGGGTTCCGGGGCTTTATACACCATTCCGAAATCGTGGCGCCGTTGGCTACCTTTCAGACGCACGTTCCGGTTAACGTGCGATATGTGCGCGATGCGACCGTGCGTATGTGTGCTACTATTCAACGACACCCTAACCCACTCACCAATGCGATAAGTCTGGTCGTGAAATTCACCAGTCTCTTGGTTCATGCGCCCGACCGTGAACTGGTTATGCCCTTCTGGATTGTGAACTTGTCCCAGATCACTGGCCACCAGTAACCCGGTGCGAACGGTTGCCTCGCTTCCCTGCAAGTGCCCGGTGCCAGCCTTGCGCTTGCCCGGTATAAGTGTGCAACAGCAATTTGCGTTTTCCGCCGCTCCACCTACGGAGTCGCCGGGGCATTGCTGCCCGTTGCTGAATACGTGCCCCACCGGCACTTCGCCTTCAAGCACGTTCTCCGCGTGAGTGGCCCTTTTTGTTTCGCGCTCCAACTGGTCCCACATGCACGTCGCGAACCCCGCACGCTGCAAAACGTGGAGTTGCGCCATGCCGAGCGTAGCCGTCGCTTCGGTCTCCGCCACCACGCGCCCGCTGCCCGCCTCTACCTCTGCCGCCTTGCGCTTCACCCGCCGCGCCAACTCTTCCACGCTCTCACCAGCCGCCCGGCCTTCCGCAAGCTCCTTGTCCAGCCGGTCTGCCGTCTCCACCGGAAAATTGAGCAGCAGAGGTGCCCTGCTAGTGGCAAAGTCGGTTGCCTCCTCAGGTTCTGCCGCCACAGGTCCGCCGCCGCCCATTCGCCATGATTCCGGCTGTGCCGGATACGCGACGGGCTGACCACTGGCCGGTTGCCCGGCGCTAGGCGTGCCCTGTGGCGCATTGGTTGGCTGCGGGGCGGTGAGCGGACCTGAAATTGATTGCGGCGCTACCAAAGCCGCTAGGGAGTGGCTGGCGGCCATGTAAATCTCTTTGTGCGCCAGGAACAGGAGCAAGGCAACCGCCTCAAGCTCCTCTTCGCGCTTCTTCCGCCGCTTGGCTCCGTCCGCACGCTTGGCATCGGCTACCGCTGCCGCCTCTATCACGGCGACAGCACGGTCAACCGCCCGCTGGTAGCCAGCCTGAGCCTCACTACGGATGCGACGGTGCGCCGCCAGCGTCCGCTCGCGCTCGGTAGGTTCGGACGCTGTCACCGTATCTGATTTGCGGGGTGCGCTAGCGGCCAGCGAGTGCCGTTCTGGGTGCCACACGTATGACGGATGCTCTGCGTCGTCCGTCTTCTTGAACCCGTGCCGCTCGTAGAAAGCATTCAACCTTCCTTGCAACTCGGGCGTGTCCGCGCCTGCCGTCAGTTCCAGCCGCCGCCCCGACTTGGTAGCGAAGTCTTTCAGCCGCCCCATAGCCTTGCTGCCAGCCCCCTTGCCTTGCTCCACTGCGTCAAGCCGCGTGATGAACACTGCGTCCGGGTGTATCTGTGCGCTCAACCTTACAGACGGGTCGCTTGACCCGTGGTATCCCATGCGGCCTAGCGAGCCTTTCATGCGGGCCATGCCGAAGTCCTCCGGCCTGACGTGCTGGTTGCCGTGGAACGGGTGCCCGGGTGCAAACGCGCCTTGAGCAGCATTGACTACGGTGCCAGTCCTGACCGCCGTTGCCGCTACCTTTGGCTCCCACCCTAATTCCACCAGATGCCGACCCTTGCGCTCTGGTAGGCTGTAGAGCAAGTCCACCGCCGTCACCTTGCGGCCGGCGAAAGCGTCACTGCCGTCCAGTTCTTTCAACTTACCTTTTTTGAGATACGCGATGGTCAGGTGCAGATGGTAGCTGTGCTCGCTCGGCTCCTTGTTCGCAAAGAACTCTTCCACCAGTTCCGCGTGCAGCCGCTCCAGTTCCGGGCTATCAATATCCACCTTGAGCACGTCGTAGTCCGAGCACTCGAACCGGGATACCTTGCCGAGCGTGAATTTGACAGGCCCATAACCAGCCAAGAGCACTTGCAGCCTGTTCGCGTCGAAGTCAAAGTTGAAGCCGTATAAGACAGTGACGTGCGTCTCACTCTCACGCCCATTCTCTGGGTCCAGCGCCGCGTCCGGCACGTTGGCCTTGCCCCACGCTAGCAACTCGTCCTCTAGCGCCCCGTGCACCATAGCCATGAGGCAACCGCGCTCCGGGGTGCTGGCCTGCACCGCGTCTTGCGTGTAGAGGGAACCGTCAACGGCTCCTAACTTCAAGTCTCTAGAGGTCGCTCGGTCTCCGAGGCTGTAATTTGACGGAACATACAGAGCAGCCTGCTCTCGATCTAAAAAATGTCCGCTCTCGGTTTCAAACCCTTCGTGCTGAACATTACTCCAGCCGCCCGAATTATCTTTCGATCTTGGATTGACTGCTGAATATTCTCCGAACGCTTGCCAATGGCTCGGCCCCTTGTAACGCTTCCCGCCAATGACTAGAACCGCGTGCCGTATCTTGCCGCTAGGCTCCCCTACAGGATCGTTCGCCGCGTCCTGCGCGTGCTTGCTCCATTGGTTGCCCCAGAACTTGTGACCCGCCGCGAATGCACCTTCTGCCGCCCGCACCGCCGCCAGCGCCTCTATGCCCCGTGCCAGTTTCTCTATGCGCACCGCCTTCATCACTCCACCAAGTCCAGCCGCACCTTCACCGGCACTGCCGCCCGACCGCAACAGCCCAGCGCCCGCACGTATAGCCGCCGCTCCGGAGCCGGAAACCCCGCCGCCTTGAACATGGCGTCCAACTTCCGGCGCTCCTGCGCCTTCCGCCGCCGCTCGCTGCATGGTTTCACTGGCTGTCATTGCTCCGTCACGTAACATGCCGGGAGAGAGGGAGGAAAAGGGACCTCTGGCTCCCGGCCCGGCCTGAGCCGGCAAATTGAAGTCGCTTGCTCATCACGGCGACCCTAGCTTGTCTTGTGCCCACTTTGGGAACATTTGCGGCGACCCAGTCCGCAAGTCAACCGGCGCCTCCAAGCTGCCTTGCCGAACCGTTCCCTTGATCGGCGGATTGAACGTCAAATAGTCAAACGCTCCGCCGCCTTTCACCGGCACGCACACCGGGTTGACCCAGTCGCGCCCGCACGGGTCTGTTGGCGGTGTTATGGCGTGCGTTGCGATACCGCCGATGCGCCGTCCGCCTTCTACCCTGCCGTCCATCCACTCCTCTGCTGCTTTGTTGAACGTCGCCAACGGAGCGTAAGCCCCGTTCTCTGTCAGCACCACCATCTGCAATCCTGCCTTGCTGTTTACCAGCCGCCAAGCGGCCATATAGACAACGTGGTCAAACGCCTCAGGAGGCACCGATCCGGGCGTCACGCTCAAAGGAGTGTGACCAGCATTCTGTATGGCCGCACGAACCTTCCGCACCATCTGCTCAAGCAGCATCGTGCTGCGCAATGGCGGTGTAGCCACCGGCGACCCGCTGCCGTCAGCCTTCGTCACCTGCTCGTAGTCGAGCGCCATGAACAGGTCCTTCTGCTCTGGCACCACCCAATTGGTGTTGATTTGCGGGGCTTGAATCACGCGGTTGAAATTGAAGCCCGCCGCCGCGCCTGGCTGGCAACGGCGGCGAGCGTGTCAGTCCGTTACTGGCTGTTCGCCCACACGCTGTAGTTCGTGAGCGTCGCACCGGACGCGCCGATGCTGTAGATGTAGATGTAGGGGATCGCACCCTTGCCTGGCGTTGTGCTGACGCTATACACCTTGTTTGTCACTGTGATTGTGCCTGGCACACCGCTCAGCGCAAGCGTCACCGTGTCAAACAGTTGCATCCCGTTCGCGTTGTAGCAAGCACCGTTAGTCCCTCCAGTGCTCAAGGAAGGCGGCTGAACGGAAGCATACAGCACGTATGTCGCCGTGTAGGCTCCGCCTCCATTAGTGGCCGTAGCTGCCCCGTTGAACTGCAAGGCTAGCGAGTTCCCCGACAGCACGCCGTTAGGGCTTCCGCCTCCTCCGAATACCGTCGCAGGCGCAGCGCAATTCACCAGCACTAGGTTGTTCGTGGTGACGCCCGAAGAGATTGACTGCGGATACAGACCGTTGGTGCAAACCAGCGGAGCGCCCGGCCCGTTGATGTTGCCAGATACCAGCACTTGCGACGGCAATCCTAACCCGAATGGGTTAGCCGAAGCCGCTTGGCTGGTGAACGATAAGGCGACCACTGCAAAGGCCAGCGCCGCGATGAATGTAATTTTCTTGATGCTCATATTGGTCTTGTTTCTTTTTTTTGTGTTGTTTGGTCCGGCCAAAGCCGCCCGGCCCGTCGCCGGGCAGGCTCAAGCCGTCGGTTCGCTATTTCACCACGCACTGGATGCCTTGGCGCTCGTCGCCAACGCCGACGCCGAACATGGCCCGCAGGTGCATGTTCGCCATTTCGTAGTTGTGGTCGAGGAACTTAACGCTCAGGAACGGAATCCGGAGCTTCGGGCTCATCACGATCTCCAGCGCAGCCGTGCTCGGAATCTCCGGCATGATCTTGGTGTAGTCCAGCGGTGCGCGGCTGACGAACAGCAGCGCGTTGCGCGTGCCGGCAAAGCCAAGGACCGACGCGGTGGTCGGATCCCCGGTGGACACCGAGTAGTTCGGTGGGGTGGCGCCGTCGGAAACTTCCGTCAGCGTGTCCGTCATCAACTGCGACTCGCTATACTTCACGTTCCCTACGCGGTGGTAGTTGCCAGTCTTGATGAGGTCGTTGCCAGTCTTGCCGGCAATCGCGTCCTTGATTGCCCGCAAGGTTTGGTTCAACACAAACCCAGAGTCGGCAGGCAACAGCGAATAAATGTCTGGATGCAACCAAGCAAACCGCTCCACATCGGGGGAGTCTTCGGGCTCCTGGCCGCCGGGGAACTTGGCCATGTTCATCACGCGAGGCAGTTCCGCCAGGAACGTGCTAACAGTAGCGCCCTTGACGTTGAACACTGCGCGGTTCAACACCGGGTCAGTGTATGCCGGGGCGAACTTCTTGCCAGCCGTGACCGTGCCGTCGTTCTCGATGCGCTGCGTCCCATTGACGATTGCGTTGACCAGTTGGAACACAATGCCTTCGCACAGCCCATAGATTTGCACCGTCTTCTGCTCGTTGAAGAGCTGCCGGTAGGTGCTCGCCAAGAGCGTGTTCATGATGCTAATCGGGATGCCGATGTAGTTGTTCATTTGCACGTTGGCATTCCGAGCGTTGCCGACGTTGCCGCCCCATGCGCTGTTAGTCAGGTTCGTCCGCTTCTGGTAGCCCGGAACGATGATGTAGCGGGTGACCGCCTCCTGCATGAACAACACCGGCTGGTTTTCAACGTCCGTGCTGATGTCGTTCAACTGCGGCAGCATGTTCTCGATGTGCCCCAGGTTCCACGTCATAATCAGGTCGCTGTTCAAGGCGCCCTGCCCGGTCGTCGGACTCGTGCTGCCCGGATCGTTGTAGTCCGCAGCGCGAATAAGGTCCAAGATCGGGGCGTCGCCGCCGAGCGCCTTGACCTTGTTTTCGATCATGCCGATAAACGTCGCCCGCGCATTGGCCGCCTCAGTAGCCGCCATAATCGCCCGGGTGGCCGTGCCGCCGGTTCCGCAGGTGCGGATCAAACCGCCTTGGCGCCACGTCTTCAGGAAAGGCTCGCTGGCCTTGACGTAGCCTTGCACCATCTCGCCAAGCGACTGCTCGCAGCCGTGCAGCGTGCCGGTCTTCAGTTCGCCGGCCTGTATCTTCCGGTCGGACAGATCGTCTTGCTTCACCTTCACCGGCAGGTTGGCGATGTAGGCAACGCCGCGTCCCGGCTTGAGCATCTCAATGTCGAGCGCCTCAGCCCGGATGGTGTCTTTCACCTCTTCCTTGAGCGCGATGGCCCCGCGAACACGCGCCTGCACAATGGCAGTGTCGATGCTCACTTCGGCCCGCACCCGCTCCCGAGCTTCGGCAGCCTTGATCTTCTCCGCGTTGTCGTAGTCGGTGGCGCGAACAGCCCAGCCGTCGTCCATCAGCAGGTCGACCTGCTCCTTCTCAACTTTCAGTCGTGTGCCCACTTCCCAATTCTTCTCGGGGCAGGCTTTCACCACGACGATTTCGTGTTTGTCGTTCATTTGTGTCTGCTTTCTTTTCTGTTGTTGTCTGCTTTGCCCTTGTTCTGTGTTTCGGGGGGCACCCGCTCACCGCGTCAGCGGTAAATTCTTCTTCGCCGGGTGGTCGCGCTCGTAGGCGAGCACCTCAAGCACCTCAAGCCCAGTGGCCGGCTTTTTCGGCGGCAGCTTAACCTTCACAGGCATGACCGAAGCCATAACCTGCTCAGCTTTCTGGCGCCGCGCCGATAGCGACTCAATAACTCCCTTGGACGCCGCGCCTACTGACGCCAGCGACGGCGGCAGCGCCGGGGTGGCCGAGTGCACCGTGGCCGGGGACGCGACAGCGGATGCCTGTGCCATGCTACCTGCCGAACCTTTTTCTGTGACGGTCGTATGATAATGCTCGTGCGCCGCTTTCATTGCTTGCCGGTGGGTGTTGAATACGCCGTGGTCTTTCCACAGACCAGCGCTGTCAGGATGACCGGCAGAACTAAGAGCGAAACCTTTGCGCCGTGACAAAGGGTTGATATTGTATTGCACAGTGTCACCGCGCAGATGGCCGCCCGGAACTTCCTTCTGGAAACTATTAGCCTCTTGATCGTAGGCACCCGTCCCTGGCCCAAACGTATTCCAACTATCTTCGTCAGCCAAATTGTGCGTCTTGCGTGCGTCTGCGCTGGCCTTCCTTGCGGCCTCGCTCCAAGTGGCCCGCACGGTCTCCGCCGCGTCCAGTTCCACCGCCTTGACCTCTCCGCCTTGCTCCACCCAGCTTGCCACCACCTTGCCGGCATCAAAGCCGCCCTCGCTCGCGTAGGCCAGCGCAACCTTCTCCCCACCGCCCACGACCGGAACGTAACTCGTCTTCCGCTCCACTAGCACAGCCGGGGCGCCCAGCGTCACCGAACCGCCGTCCGCTGCGACCGTGAACTGCACCCGCAAGCTCTTGCCGTCCTTGCCGCAGACAACCGCTCCCCAGTCGCCGTCGTTGTCGTAGTCGCAAAGAATATCCTGCACCCAGATGCCGCCGCAAGGACCGCACGCGTTGGCACCCACCTCTGGCTCCTTCTGGAACCGTGGGTCGTTCTTGGCCGCCTCGCGCACCAAGTCAGCTAAGTCGCTGTAGAGCATTGCACTGGCGCGGACGGTAGCCTCGCTCCGCTGCTCTTGCGCCTCGGCGGCATGAACCGATCTGGATGAAGTAGCGTCGGTGGCTTGGACGCGACTGCGTAACACGCCCGCTTTGTCCAGTTCCTTGCCGTGCTTTTCGGCATGGGATTCATGCTCCTTTGCCACAGATTCCCATTGGCTTGCAGTGTTGAGATGCCACTTCCGCAAGTTGGGTTTGTCTTTGTTGAAATCCGAACCGGCAAGTTCTCGCATCTGCGCGGACTTACCTTGCAATTCTTCCGCCGCGTCTAAGTGCGCTGAATAGGCTTTCATGTGCCCTGCCGTATTGCTTGCTTCATCCGTAAGCCTGTGCGCCCTTGCACTTCTGGATTCGGCCGCCGCCTTCCGCGCTGCATCGGACCAAGTAGCCTGCACCACATTGCCAGTAGCCCGCACGACCTCGCGCCCGCCCGCCATTAACTCCGTAGCCCGCACCGGCGGCATCGCACTGAACGCCGGCCTGTTCGTCAACGTGCCAAGGACAAAGGCTACCCCGGTGATCCGCGCCGGGTTGCTCACGCTCCCCCGCACCCCGTCCGGGAACGCCAGAGCAGGCTTCGCGCAGTCGCAAGCCGCCACACCGTTCTGGCACGTCCCGCAAACGCACTTCGCGTAGTCCGCGTCCGTGCCGAATGAAGGAGACCACCGACGCCAGTCGCGGTCGTTAACCGCCTTGGCACCGCTGCCGCTCGGCCTGCCTTCCAACAGCACCGAAGGTCGACCGTAAACCGGGTCGTTGCCAGCGCTGAACTCTGTAGCCCACACGCTCGCCTGCTTCTCGTCATGCTCGAAGCAACCGTATGGCTCCTGGTCCGGCTTCGCAGCCTTGATCGCGTCCATGCTCTCCTGGCATACCTTGGCGTCGCGCTCGGGCACAACGTCCACCGTCAAAGTCAACGCGCAGTCGCGGCCCTTGGTCACCGGGCCGGAGAACCCCGCCGTGATGGTGTGGACGCCGCCTGGCGCCCAGCAGAAACGGACGGGAGCATTCACGCTCCAAGGTTCACTCTTGATTGAAATCTCTTCCGCCACTGCCGAGTAGCAGCGCACGATGTTGCTGTTGTCTTTGCTCATAGATTGGTTGGTTGCTTTGTTCTTGCCGTAAGCTGCCGCCTCTTTTGCTTTCCAAGTTGCCTTGTGCTTTTCCGCCAGTTTTGAATGCTCAAATTCAGCGTTGCCGTGATATTCCTGCATCACTCTGTCGTTTTGGGCAACAGCCTCGCATTTCAGTTTCTTATGCGCCTTTGCGGCATCCTTGTGCGCTTCTGCCGCCTTTGCGTGGCCCGGCATGTTGTGCATTTCAAGCGCCGTTTGCGTCCACTTCTGAGCGTCGTGTGAAAACTGTTCGGCGGACCAGTCGCGCCGCACATCCTCTTTATCCAACACCCCTGCTAATGGACTTTTTGAATACTGGTTCCCGTGAAACTCGTGCCCCGCCGCATACGCGCCAACCGCCGCCGTTACCGTGCCGAGACGGGAGCCGGATTCTGTGGCGTTCATGCGCTCCATTTCTTGCAGTTCCATCGCCCTGTTGTGCGTTGTCACTCCGCGCTGGTGGTGTATCGCCATACCTCTGTGATACTCAGCTTCCTCGCCCGACAGTTCTATTTTCCTGCTGCAAGCCAAATGAGCATCATGCGCCTTTTCGTGCGCCGCGTGCGCCGCTTGATGTTGCCCAAAGTTCCTTGTCCCGGCAGCTTGCATTGTCAAGTTGTCTGCAATATCGCTATCCTTTGCTGCCTGCCGCCTCGCCTCCAGCGCCGCGTCCCGGGCCGCCTGGCTCCACGTCGCCCGCACCGTGCCCGTGCGAACGGTGCAGGATGCTTTTGCAGTGCCCGCTTTGCTGTGGTGAGTTGTAGCCGCTGACTTGTGGTAGGCAATCTGCATCTGATGATATTGGCTATCGCCACCGTTTTCGATAGCCGTCTGGTGCCGTTCTGCCGCGATTGCGTGGAATTGAACCGCGCCATTATGGGCAACCTTGTCTCCTAGCATGTTGGCTGCACTGCTCTCCTTGTCTGCCATGTCTGAATATAGTGCCGCCAGTTTAATGCTAGGGTTTTCGCTATTCTTGGCAGCACGATGCCCCGCCGCGTTCCGGTTGCCGACCGGGGCGCCCGCCAGCACTGCGTTCCGTTGTGTCGTGTCACTCATGTCACTTGAGCAGTTGCACCCGGTTAACCGACGCTGCGTAATCCGTTTCGTGTCTGCTTCGCGGGCTATGCTCATTGAACACGCCCGCCACTGCCGTTGTAAGCCGTTCGCTCACGTCCGTTTATGTTTACCGACTCTATTCAATCTTCTTTGTTTCAATCCGCGCCCAGCCCGCGAGGGCGGGGCGACATTCGGTTCGTCTTTGAAATTTCGTCCACGGTTGCCACGACATTTTTCCACTCGCCGTTTCCGGTTCCCGCAACCTTGCACTTCACAACGGCCTGCTCGACCTTTGCCAACTGCTCCGCCGTAGCCTTGGACAGCGCCGCTCGCAGCCGGTAGCTGCTAGCCGCCGCCCGCGCCTCAACCTGCTCCGGCTCCTGTTCGCCGCCGACTGGTGCCCCGCCTTGCGCCTCTGATTGCAAAGCCATCGACGCCTTTGCTTGCTGGACTTGACGTTCTAGTTGCTGTTCAAACTTTTCCTCTTCGGTCAGCGCCTCTCCTTGGACCTGTATCACGCCGTTCACAAGCACTTGGTCACCAGGTTGCGGCTGCTTCAACCCGACCACCTTGTAGGCTTCTTCCGCAACCACCGGCATCTTGCACGTCGTAGTGATCGTGCCCATGCGTACCGCCGCTTCCTGCGGAGACTCAATGTGCGTAAAGTCAGCCGTCACCCTCGGGCGCTCCTTGGCGTCACCGTAATTCACAGTCAGTAGCGTCGTGGCGAACTGGTACTCCAAAACTTCTGCCACCCAGTCCGTTACCGCTTCAAGCTTCTCCTGCTTAACTTCACCGTGCACCTTGCCTAGACCGTAGCTGCCGCCGCCTTTGCCTTGGTCTCCCGTGTCGCTAGTTAGCGTTTGGCCTAGGAACAACTGCTCGCACCACTTCTCTGCAAGGGAAATCATCACCCTTATCGGGTTGTCCGCCGTGATGCTCTGCGGTGCTATCACAGTCGGCTTCATGCTATCGCTCTGCGCTGCATAGACGATGAAACCTTGCGCCGCGCACCGGGCCGCCGCCGCCTCGAACTGGTCAATCTCTGACTGAGAAATGCCTGGCATGTATGGGATGGCCATGAACGGGTTGCCGAACTTTTGCCCGAAGTTGCGCATCCAGTCCATCGCAAACACGATGTTCAGCCACGCCGTAGCAATGCACCGCATCTCGCCCGCCATGAGAAAGCTGCCGCTCTTGCTCTTGTGCTTCGCCACCATGAACTTGCGCGGGTCGTTCAGCAGCTTGCGCGGCACAACAGAACCCGGAAACGAAAGGTTGTCCTCTCCGCGCCCGTCGTCCGCAACCCCCACACTTCCGTCCGCCTGCACCGCTATGTAGCGCGGGTTGACCCACCCGGACGCACGCACTGTTCGCTCTAGCTTGCCGCCGCCTACCGATGCAGGGTTTGACCAGAGCAGTTCCGTGATGCTGATACCGTTCGGTATGGCGTCCGTAAGGTCGTAAACCATCCCCTTGAAGTTGTCCTCTTCCTTGAACCTGTCCGGCTCGAAACTACCGAAACTGCGCCGCACGAAGTCCGCCTTCTCAACCGCGCTCTTAGTCGGCGGTGTGCTTTCGTCAACCGTGAACGGAGTTACCTTGTAGTTCACCATCTTTGCCGCCGTCCGCAACGTGTTCAAGCAGCGCCGATACGTCGGCCACGTGTCTGCGATTTTCACTCCCAAAGCTGCTTGCTGCCAAAGCGACCCCGCCGCCGCGCCACGAAGCAACGCGGAAATTTGCGGGATGGAGAGCACGTCTGGCAATCCCAACCACCAATCACTGAGCGCGTTTGCTGGCACCTGCCGCCCCGCCAAGTCCCCCGCCGCCGCCTTCGCCGGCACTTGCTTGCCGCGCCGTATCGAAGCAGGCAGTTCACCAACGGCCCTAACCAAGTTTGACACCGCGCCGCCAAATGGAAACGACACGGCCTTGACCGGCTTCCGGTTCACCGTGTAGAGGAGGTAATTAACTACTCCGGCGAGATACGCTACCACTTTGCACCTCCACAAAGGAAAAGGCCGGCGGCTTCGGGACACCTGTATCCCGGAGCCGCCTGGCCCCCCATACCCACAACCGTCACTGTGTTGCCGAATCTCACCAAGGTTCTTCGCGTTCTGCTAAACTTTCGGACCGCAACTGTTACAATGCGAAAATAGCGACCGCCTCCGTTTCTGGCAATAGAGGTTGCGCATTTTGTTTATTTTGTTTGCGGGCAGCAAAAAGCCCCGGCTTGCACCGAGGCTGACACCGATAAGATTGAAGATGTGAACTTCCCTACTTGCCTCTAGCTCCGTGGAACAGCGCGTCAAACATTGCGTCGCCAGTCTTGCATTCAGCCTTGCCCGCCGCGTAGCCGTCGTTGAACGCTACCCGTATCAGCCGCTCAAGACTGTCCACCGTCATCGTGACGCGCTTAGCCGCAAACAGCTTCGCGTTGCACTGCCGCACCCGAGCCATGTAGCTATCGGCTGATGCGCTCACGCCGCCTGCTCCCGCCACTCGTCAACGCCCATCTCACGCTCCACGTCCGCCTTCACCTTGGCCGCCGATTCCGCCCGCGTCTCGCCTGAGTTGAACCAAAGCTCCCGATCCACCGGCTCTCCCGTGGCGCTGGTCCCGTCCGTAAGCGGCTCCACCGACGCCCACGCCACCCACCCCGGACCCACCGCGCCGCGCCGGCACTTGAAGTAGCCTGTCACCGGCCAGCGCCTTTCTTACCGCTGCGCGGCGGCCTGACCTCTACAGCTACAGGAACCGGCACTGTCAACACCCCGTTCTTCCGCGCAAGCATCGCCGTCGCCGCCATTTCTGACACTGTTAGGTTCTCTGGGTTCGGGCGCCGCTTGAACACCGCGCACATCGGCCTGCCAGACGGCACGAGCCGTTCTACAATCATAAACCCGCGACTGTCCACTTGTGGGGGTGCCCCCATGCAGTCTCCCTTGTCCATGCTCGGCTTGCGGTGAAAGTAGAAGCACTGGCCGCACGTATCCATGCCGTTGATTGTGTTGCTCATAGTTAAGTTTGCTTGCTGCCGCTGTTCGCTGCCGCCTCTAACGCCCTGTCGTATTCTGCCTCGTCAAACTCTATCCTGCCGTTGAACCTGTGCACCGGCCCGATACCTACCGCCGCCCGCCACTCATCATGCAACCGCTCACACCGTAGCCGCCTCTGCGTCTTGCTGTTCGGGTTCGGCAAGCTGCACAGCAACTGCCGAGCTGCCGCGTGTTTGAGGTTCGCTACCTTGCACTCGCGTCTCTGCTTCGGAGTCATAGCCTTCCTATCATCCTTTCCTCACCTGGACGTCCTGCCGACTGGCTCTTCCATGCGCCACTCCCAAACACCGAGGCGGAACTGAATCCGCCAGACACCCCGAGCGCCACTGCCAGATAGCGCAAGGCATCAAGCGCATGATCGTTCTCCTTCACCGGCTGGTCCTTCGGTTTGTCCGGCGCCCAGACGTAGCTCTCGAACTCGTTTATCAAATTAACGCACGATGGGTCTACCGTCAGCCGTGGCCGCCCGTCACCTGCCACCTTGAGCAAGTTCTGTATCTTGTTGATGCCATCAATCACCCTTCCCTTTTCCCCGCGTGCGAACACCTGCATGGAGTTCATGTCCGCTATCAGCCCAGCCGCCGCCTCGTCCACCGCTGCGAACTCGTGCCGTCGCCCTTCGGCCTTGAACCACTTGCACGCCTGCCCGACTACAACGTTCTGTAGCTGGCCGCGCTCATACCACTCTTGAAACACATGCCAACGACCATCGCTGTCCAAACCTACGTCCAGAATCACAGCCGGGTTCGTGTAGCCCTCGTCGCACGCTAGCAGCCACCGCTTCATGTCGCCAGGCTGCCGAACCAGCACATGCACCGCTGCGCTGAACCCGTCATACACCGCACCCTCTGCCGACGCCCACGCGCCCTCGAACAGCCGCTTTCGACGCATTCCAGTCAGGTCGTTCAGCACCGCCATGCGCCGGCTACCGTCCTCTGTCAATATATAGGTGCATCCATTGCGTATAACGGAACCTTGCGGGTTGCCTTGAGGAAACTCTTTAGCCGCTTGTTCCGGTGTCAGGTTTCGGTAGATAGTAGGGTTGTCGGTGTGCACTGACGACAGCAACCGAATCTTTCCATCCTTAGCCCGCTTTCGTATCCAGTGCTGACTCCCGCCAGGGTTCGCGTCACCGTAGAGTTGCGGCCACTTCACAACCGCCCCGCGACCGCTGCACCGTGTTGCTAAATACTCCCAGTCGTTAAGGGAAAGCTCCTCTGTCTGGCATGTGTAAATAAAATCACGCTCGCTGCTAAGGATGCGGTCTGGATTGTCCATTCCACCGCACCATATCGTTGACCCGTTCGGGTAGATGAAACGCGACGGGGTTTCCCCTCCGAACGCCTCTACTCCGCCGTTGCCATGTGTCACCTTGGCAAACGTCTTTAGCACAGACCCCGCTAGACTAGCCGCAGTCTTGCGCACAATAGCCCCCTGGCAGCCCGGGTAGGTCATGCACAATATGTGCGCCTTCATACAGCACGGCCACGTCTTGCCAGTGTCCGAAGGACCACAAATAATAACCTCGTGCTCCCTCGACGCCACCAAGTCGTAAGCGGCCCCGCGTAGTGGCTCCTTCTTTGACTTGACGATGCGCCGCGCCATTACGGAAGGTCCTTCTCCGCCACGCCGCAATCCCACACTGCCGTCGCCTCAGTGCCATCCGGTGCCTTGACCGACAATGTGCCACCCTCCCGTGGCGGCTCCCGGTATGTCTTTGGGTCATGCGACTTGAGTAAGAATATGGTCAGGGTGTCGCTAAACTCCCTCACCTTGTCCACGCATACGGGCTTGCCAGCGGCATTCTTCATCCAGATGCGCTTCTCTACCCCGTCTCTTGCCCGTTTAATCGCCGCATTTGTTAGCCTGCCGACTGCTAACTTTAAGGCTTGGTCCCATTGCTTAGCGAACAGTTGGCTTTTCTTTCGAGCATTGTAGGCGGTCGGTGGCGTGATTCCAGCCTCCTCGCACGACGCTGCTACGTTAGGCACGTTAGCTAATGCCGTAAGGAACTTACTTCGCCAATTACCTTTGCCGGCAGCCGTACTTCGCCGCCTTCCTTTTTTAATTCCTTTAGGCGTAACTTTCGTAAATGCTTCCTTGTCACCCTGCCCCGGCCTTATCGTAGTGCCTACGGGCTTGCCTTTCGCATTTAACTTAACCCCATGTTGGCTGCCGTTGCCGTTCATGCGTCGAACACCTTTCCTGCGCTAGCCACGATGCGGCCACGCTTGTCGGTCAGCCTTTTGTTGTTTGCATTTGTTGTCAGCCCCATATTGCTCCCGTTATCTTTTCCTCCTTACTACCCCAAAACCCCATCGCCCGGTTCCTGGGGCGTGGCCTGCTCGTCTTGAACTCCTTGGCTATCTGCCGCGTCTGAGCCTCGACGAACACGTCGCCAGACTCCCACCTTATCGGCTCCCCGTTGCGACCGATGTCGGTCTCGCAGCCTGAAACTTCTAATGTCCTATGCATTGCGCTGTTATGTAACTTTGGTTAGGGGTCATAGCAGCACGCCTTGGTTTGCCTCGCGTTCCAGACGGGAGCAGGCGGTTGCGTAGTGTGTCGGATTCTTCTCGATGCCCACGAAGTTGCGGCGAGTTTTCAGACAGGCCAGCCCTGTGCTTCCGCTGCCCATCCACGGGTCTAGCACGGTGTCGCCTTCCTTCGTTACGTCGAGGATGATTTGTTGCATCAGTCGCACCGGCTTCTGTGACGGATGCCCTGTCCATTCGTCGCCAGTGTATGACGCCGCGACGGTCGAGTTGATCAGGTATTGCCGATAGACTTTGTAGTTCGCCTGACCGTTGCGCTCGTAGATGCGTTCGTATTGGCTTCCGCAGCCTGTCTTTTTATCCCAGATGTGGATTGCCGTGTAGTCGAGCGGGAAGTCCGCCTTCGCAGACCAGAAGATGAGTTGCCGACATTCTATCAGGCGCAGAGATTCGAGCAGCCCGTCCTCGTATCCGTAGGCTTCCGCGTGGTAGTCAGGATATGGCGGGTCACAGATTATCACGTCGCACTTCATCGGGAGCATCGTCTGGCAGTCGCCGAGTATGAGAGTCGCCACGACATGACCCCTAACAAATCGCTTCAGCGAACCGCCGTTGGGCGTCGCAGGCGAGTTCGGGAGCGTTAGCTCGGCGGTCGCTGAGCTCATACGTTAGACAGCCGGGCCGCACGTTGGGTTTGCGTTTGGTTTTCGACCAGCGGGCGGCGACCGCAGCGCGGGCTTGCTCGCTGGTGCGGGCTTTTGCCGCGCCAGTCCCAGCAGACCCTCCGAGTTTTCCGAGCGCGACCGCGGCGGGATTTTTCATTGAACTAAACATTTTGCCGCGCCGAGCGCGTCTGCCGTGATTCCAATCCGAAGCATATCTTCCGCCGCCCTGCGGGATTTTGGCCCGTAGTAATTTTCCCCCAGGAAGCTGCCAGCCTTGCAGTCAATCCATTCGATTTGGTCGGGCGCGATTTGCACCCCATCGCGGTCGCAGATTTGTTCGCCTCGAATTTCGACACCCTCACTCACAACCAACATTTTCGTTACCGGATCAATCCGGTTTTTTATTCTGGCACAGGTATTCATATTTTTAAGCAGGGATTAGTTTCCTCTCCCTTTGATTTTTTAATAGCGTTCGCCGGGAAGGTCTGGGGTTGCCCGGAGTTTGGGGCGCGCAAGGAAGGCTTTGTTGCTCGCTTCGCGAGCCGCTTTGCCAGCCTCACGTTGAGCCGCCGCCGCCGATTCTTCTTGCTGATAGGCGGCCAATTGTGCGGTATGCACACGAGCGCCAACCACTTTACCTTCGGGTGAATATTTGCTTCCGACCAGATGAAACGGAATGGCTTCACCTTTTGCGGTTTTGAAGCCGCCTTCCGGTTGAAGGATTGCATCTGTCCACTGTCCGCCGCCGGTTTGTCCGGCTGGCACTCTTGGTTCGTCTTCGTTCATTTTTTCTTTCGTTGGCTTGGCTTACTGGGCCTCGCCCTTTATGCCTGCAATATACGCAAGCGATTGCGTATATGCAAACAAAATCTTCATTTATTTACACACTCACAAAACCATTGATTCTATTGACTCAAACCGGCCTGCCCAACAAATCGCTGCACGCAATGACCGCCGCATTGGGCGTCATTGGCGAGTTCGGGCATCGTGGGCGCGGCGTTCATGCGTGAGCTTGGTCGTTGGGCGCTTAGTCACTCCGCGCCCGATGCGTTACGGGTTTTTCGTGTAGTCCTTTTCCCCCGCCTTTTGGATATCCTCGAAAAATCCAGGCCGATGCACTCGCGCCACCGGCGAGTTGAACCACGGATTGTTGCGTTGCGCCCAGTCCACGGCCTTCTCCCCAGCGCGCGGCAGTGCGGCCTGCGCCTCTTTGATGGCTTGCGGAATATGCGTTTGCTCGATGTTTGTCCGCTGAGGCAGGCTTTGGAGTCTGCCGATTTCGGAGCTGATGACCGCTCCCGTCTCGGGCATGAATTGCCCGCCTTCCGGCGATCCCGCCGGGACTCTTGGTTGATCTGGATTCATTGTGTGTTTTTGTTGTTCGACGCGCCCAACCAATCACTGGAGCGAATGCAGGCGGGCGCTGCCTGTTCGCAAATTCGGATGTCAGTGGCCGCCTGCATCGCTCAGTTCTGCGTTCGGCATCTGAAATTCCAATTGCCTCTGGACCGGCTTGTCGAACGTTTTCCACGCTGGGTCAGTACAGAAGGGATGCAGGTCCACGAAGGCATTGTAGTAGATCCCCCAGGAGTGTGTGATGCAGATTCTGAGATTCAGTCGGAAGTTGTATTCTTCCGTAGTCAGGTATCGGTCATCATCGGCCTCCGAATGCCGAACCAGACGCTCCACACGAACCGCCGCCAGCCTCTCGGACTCCGGGAGGCTGTTTCGTTTTCGGGCGGCAGTGGTGTTCATGGCGGCGGTCGGTGAGCTACTTGTTCGGCGCGCGCAGGCATTCCTCCCACGTCATGCCGCAGACTTTCTTGTAATGCTTTGCCGAGGCCACCAGTTCCCGCGCGGTCTTTCCCGACGCGACGACCTGCTCTCGCGTGTAGTCGAAGTTCACCGGCTTTCCGTCTTGGTCCTGCCATTGGCCTTCGCTGCGCTCGTTCCAGCCCAGGACCAGGAAGTGGGTTCCGTAGGGAGAAGTGATGCGCGCCGCGTCGCACTTGAACATGCGGACGAATCGCCGAACCAAGCGCTCCAGACAACCGCCGACGGGCGTCTCTTTTGAAGTCGTAGCGTTCATGTCGGCGGTGTCTGAGCTTGGTCGTTCGGAGATGCATTAATGCGCTTGATAATACAGCTTGTGCAGAGCGTTCTCCCTCGTGTGGTCGTTGGCAGACTCCCCATCCGGCCTGTGTTCTGCGGAAATGCTGCGATGATATTCCTGGCATTGCTCCGCGCTTTGGATAGCTGCTCACGCTTGTTCCCCCCCAGCCTAGGGGCGACCAGTGCAGATAGCGCGTCCAGCAGGATTCGCTCTCGCGCTCGGACAGCCGTTCCCAGTCCTGAGACTGATGTTGGTCCGCGGACGATACCATTGCATAGGTCGGTGATCTGGCTCTCAATCGCAGAACCAAGCGGGTCGAGCGAACTGCCCGATTGCGTCTCAGGTTTATTCATAGCGTTTTGGCGGGCAGTCGCTCACCCGCGGCGTTCGGTGGAAGCGGTTGACCGCATTCCTTGCAACAGCTTGGGGCCTTCTGCTTCTCTGCCAGTTCTGCGTCGTGGACCAGCATCGCCGCTGCCAACCTTCGGCTGGCCATCGTGAAACGGCGCCACAAATATTCTTCGTGCGTTTGCAGGCACGGCCTTGGTCTGTTCGTATGCGCCAGCGCCCATGCATCCCTCCACCAAACGCACCGAACCAATCGCGGCAGCGAACCGCCGACTGGCGTTGTTGCAATAGGGGTGTTCATTGGTGGTTATCGCCGCCGCTCAGCTTGTCGTTGGGGCGCTTAGTCACTCCACGCCCAGTTACGCTATTGCGCGGTGTTTTCACACGCCGGTAGTGCCGATGTGTCGGCGACTTTCTTGATGTCCCCAAGCTTGGCTCGTACGTCGTCAATGTGCAGGCATTCCGCCAGGTTGCATCCAGCTTGGTCTGCTACCGGCACGGCTAGGTTGCCGTTGCAGGCGTCGTTTCCAGGAGTCGCATCGTGGAGTATTCCGACGATGGACTTCACGTAGTATCCGGGCGGCACGATGCGGAGCACGCGGTCCCCGTTCTTTGCTTCTCTTCCGTTTGCGTAGTGCATACTTATGTTCTGTGTTTACCGTCGCGCCCTAACCAATCACTAGAGCGAATGCAGGCGGGCGCTGCCTGTTCGCAAATGGGTTTGTCAGTGGCCGCCTGCATCGCTCAGTTCTGTGTTCGGTGATGTGTTTTCCACGGTCACATACCCAAGGAATGCCATCGTTTTCCCGCAACAGCGAGGCATGGGAGCATCTGCCCCGAGATAGGCAGGCACATATTCCTCTCGCCCACACTGTCGGCAGTAGTGCTTGAAGCATCTCACCGAACGAGCCGCGTCAGCCAACGGCGGGGTTACGCTTTTAGTGTTCTTCATACGTCCTTTGGCCCGCCGTGGCTGCGCTCTGTGTTATGCCCTACCATCGGAAGGTTCCCGTATCGTCGATTTTGCGGGTGAGCCACCAGACCACGATCATCAGTATTATCAGTTCCATATGGTTTATTTATTCCCTCTGAGCAGGCGGTAGGCGCGGATCGCTACAGCGTCCCACACGGCTACTGATTCGCTTGGCAGGTCTCTGAATTTACAGAGGGGGCGCCCCCAGATTGATTTTGGCTGGCTCAGCATTTCTTTCCGGCTAGCGTTGTAGAGTTTGATAGCCAGTGTTCGGGCTTCATCTAGTTTTTGTTTCATGGCAGTAGGTCGTTGAGGCGCTTCTGGAGCGCGGTTGCCAGCACGCTAACCTTTGTCTGTTGCTCTGAGGCTGGCAGGTTTTCGATTTCGTAGCACAGGTTCAGCGCGGCGCTTCTGGCGTCCCCGATTCCCCGGTGCAGTTTGATTTCTTTCGCAGTCGTAGCCGTGGCCACCTGCGAGAGTTCCAGATACAGGCTGTTGATAGTGTCGAGTTCCATAGGCATAACCAATCACGCCACCGAACCGGCTCCGCGCCGGTCGGTGAGTTCCTTGTTATGCCTGCACCCCAGGACGTGAGTGATGGTGCCGCCATTCGGGCCGGGGTCGTTGAGGCACTCGGGGCACTGCACGGCCATTTTGTCCGCGCAGGTTTTTCCCGGCGCATATGTCGCGCAGTTCGAGCATTCACCGAGCAGATACCATCCGCACCAGCACTTTGCTGCCGCTGGCAGGTTGCTCAGCATGTCCATGTATTCTTGTTGGTCAGAGTTAAACATCGCAGCGCTCACAATTCATCCGGTTCGCAGGCGTTGTCGAAGTGCCGCTTGTCCTTCTCGACGCCGATAAATTTACGACCAGTCCGCAGGCAGGCGATTCCCGTGCTGCCGCTGCCCATGTATGGGTCTAGCACCGTTGCCCCGACCGGCACGCCAACTTGTTCCAGACACCACGCCATCAGCGCGACCGGCTTTTGGTTGCTGTGGATTCGCGGCTCGTCCTTTTCCTTCGCTTGCGCACCGTTCCAATAGCGCGTTTTCAGCCGCAGAACGCCGTCCTGGTTTGTCCACGCCGTCTCGCCGTCGGCCTGGTCGTTGCTTGGGATGCCTTCGCGCTTGTCCCATATCAGCCACCGTGAGGAGTTCGGCAGGCGGTTCGCGTAGTGATTCGCGCCCCACAGCACCACAATTGGATAGCCGAGCCACGGGCGCGGGTCGAACGGCTTGTCATCGCCCATGATTGCCTCGCCATCAGTGCCGAGTTTCACGCCGCCTTTACGCGCTCCGTGGCAGTAGGCGATTCCATACGGCGGGTCGCTGATTAGCGCGTCCGCGTCTATCCACGGAAGCTCCAGACAGTCGGCATTGATTAGTCGGCAGTCTCCGATTGTGACCCCTAACAAGTCGCTGCACGCAATGCCCACCGCGTTCACGGTTTGCTTGCAATCGGGTGCTGTTGGCGCGGTGGTCATGCGTGAGCTAGTCGTTATCCTTCATGCTGTGTAGGTATTCCGTGGTCAGGGTGCTGGTATTCTGGATACTTGCGGCCCTTGACAGGCTCTCCGCGCAGCGGAGCTCCGCACTGCTCCATACATGCCACTCCAGTTGCTGTGATCTGTCGGATTTCATGCAGCGCCTTGTCGTCGCCGTGCCCTGTTACCCACGCATGGCGGGCATCGTTGCACAGTTTTTCGATGATGAGCAGCCACTCGGCTACACAGTGTTGATGATCGGGCCACTTCTGTTCTTGGTAGGCGCGTTCGCCTTCGATTGCATGTCTTACGTCTGCATCTATATGTCGATTCATAGGATAACGAGTCGGTTCAGCGACTGCCGGGTTCGCGTTTGGGTTTCAGTTCGGGAGTCAGCGGCCCGGCATCGCTGACCTCTTTGTTCCGGGCTGCCGATCCGGAACCTTTGCATGTGGGGCATTTCCGCCCTGGCTCAGCTTGTTTGTTCGTCGCGCCGGAATGAGCGCCGCCAGCCTCTTCCTTGGCTGCCGCAAGTTCACCCTGCCTCAGCCGAACGCTAGCCGTGATTGACTGCCGCATGGTCCAGCCGTCCTCGTCGCGGCCTCGCGCCTTCCAAAATCGCCGCGCACCGGCCCTCACCGAAGCAGCCATCTGACGCAGCGGCTCACCGGTCGGATGCTCAAGCACCGTCTCCCAGTCTCCCTGCTGAATCGTTGCTAGATTTAGACCGTCGTTCATCGCGTCACTCCATCCACGCTATTATCCCACTGTCGTATTGCACCACAGTCACAAGACTCACTTGGCCGCATATCCTACAAACCACCTTTGCCTTACCGCCGCCGGCCCCGATCTTGAAATACCGATCTACCACCACAGCGTCATTGTGTCCGCACCGTCTGTTTCTTCTTGGCCAGTAGTAGCTACACAATACGAAGAACGATACAACGCAAGCCGACGGCAGTAACAGTATCACCCAGTCAAGAATCGTCACTTGGCACCTCGCGATTCCTTTTCCGCCTTGTGCTCGACCGGCTTCCGTATCCCAGCTTTCGGTTCCGTGAACGCCGTGCACTGGCTTCCGTGGTTGCTGACCGCCGGCTTGTTAAAGACGCAGCACCAACCCGCAATGCCAGTGTCCAGCGCATCCCAGTAGTAGCAGGTAGCACAGGTTGCGCTCATGCTGGTGTGTTATTTTTCATGCTTACACTTTTATGAAACGCCTAGTCACTACTTGGTTTGGAAACCATGTCATTCCATCCGGCCGGGTCTAGCAAGCCTGCCTATATTTCTCTTCATTTTCTTGCCTCGCTAGTAAAGTAGCTGCGACCACCTGTAATCTTGAAACATCCTGCTCTACCATCATCCGCAGCGCGTCCTTGGCCGCAGTTCGCGCCTTGCCAGCCCCGCGCCCCGGCAGCCGCGTCACCGCTTGCAGCGCCAGCTTCGCCAGTTCCAAGTGCAACTCCTGACGGCGGATACGGTCCTTGCTGGCGCGGGGCGTCTGCATGTCAGTCAACACTCTCGACCAAGTGCTTGAAGAAGCTTCGGTTCAGAACCCGGAACGTCGCCAAATGGCCTGTGCCTAGCTTCTCGACATATTGTTTGGAAGCCCAGTAGGCCAGATTGTGCACAGCCGTGTCCGGTTTCACCTTGTCAATCAATGCACTGTGACCGTTAGCAACCACCGCCTGCATTAACTCGTCGCATGTGAAAGGTTTTTCAAACTTGAGCACCGCCCGCTTCATTGCGGCCCCAAGCGTGCTAGGAGCGTCCAACAAGTCCTCAGTGCTTCGCACAGCAGCTTGAATCTTTACCGCGTCAGGCTTCGGCGTCCATTTCTGCACGACAGTCACCGCGCCTTCTGCTACAAGTAGCGGCTTTGTTTTCGACCAGTAACCGTAACCAGCCGACCACAACTTACCGTCCCGCTTCTGCCGATTGGCCCAGCAACTCACTAGGCTCTTGCTGAACCCGGAAGCCTTTCGTATGGCCCGCAACTTCATAGGGTCCGGCATAGATTTGACTATGCCCCACAGAACGCCGTCCGTACTACCGGGCGCTGGCACTGGCTTCCTGTTGCCGTTTCCGCCGTTCCTTGAAGCAGGCTTTGACAACCGCGCACCGTGCACGGTTGAAGTTCTTTTAGGCGCAACCGGCATGGTTGGCTGGTCTGGCATATTGCATCCTGACTCCCCTTCCCGGAACGCCTCCAGTTCCTTGATTAGTGCCGTGAACCGTTCAACCCTCGCCCGTAGCGCCGCGATGGTGTTGTTAATTGCCGTCATCATGTCTTGTGCCCTTTCGGATTGGTTGGCCATGCTTCCGCCATTGTAGCCAACGGCTGCCCTGGCGCAACATAATTCTGCTTTGTTTTCGACCCGGCCGCTTCCGCCTCTAGCTGCTCCAGCGCCAGCGCAGCCTCCACCAGCAGCCTTGCCAACAGGTCGTCACCTCGCGACTCAGCCGCGTCCCGTAGCCGTTGCACGATGGTGTTGCTCATAGCATTTCTAAGTCATCATCTGCGCACCGGCGCGAACAGTATTCTTTCCACCACGGCAGCCACAGCGGCACAATGGCCCGGTGGCAGTTCTTGCCTGGCACCCACGCCTTTGGGTCGCCTTTGTAGCTCACCCAGCTTACAGTCCAACGCGGCCAGCCACCCCAGTAAGGACGCCCGCACATCATGCACCATTGCAGTGGAATCCACCCAATGTATCGCCGCCAGTAGTATCGCCACTTCACTGCGGCACCTCCATTCGCCTATCCTTCACGAACCGCTGCTCCCACTTGCTAAGCCCCGCCAGGAACGTAGCCCTGTATTGCGAGTCTAGTTCGTCGTGCGTCTTCCTCAACTGCACCAGCTTGTTCCGTTCGTAATCTGGGTTTGTGACCTCATACCCGCCGCCACACCCGCCGCGGTTGCCGCCTCGCGCCCGGCTGGAATTTGCAATGGTGCTCATTGTTTTGCTGTGATTGAATGCACGCGCCGGGAAGTGCTCAGGCGTCGTATTTCACGGAGCGGGAGCCGGTGCCCAGGATATTCCCAACAGCCTAATATTTGAGAAACATCCTGTCCCGGGCCGTGTCTGCGTCCAACCCCGCTAAGAGCGGACAGATTAGACCGCGTGCATCTGTTCCACGCTAAGGAAGCCTTTCCCGAATTGCTGTGCGTTAATTCGCTCATGCGGAAGACTGGGGACCAGACCCGTTTAAGTGAGGGCTTCTTGCGCTCTGGCGCGTGTTCGCGTGATAAATTGTTAGTCGGTCCGGCTCGCGACCCGGCAGGAAGCATCTCAACTTCCTAATCTCTGCATTCTCCGCAGCCTCCATTGCTTGCAGCTTGCGATTCAACGCTACAGCCTTCTTTCTTCGGCTTCTAGGTGTGCTGCTCATAGCATCTCAGGGTTGCATCAGGTTTCTCGCCTTACACCCTGTTGATCCCTACTCAAACGGGAGCCAAGCAGCACGCGGCCACTGGCAGGCACCAGCCTTCCCGGTTGTTTCAAAAGTCCCATCTCAGTGTCTGTTCGCATCGCGGGCTTTAGCGAGTCCCGGTAGCAACAAGTACTTTTGAACCTTACAGCATCAAACCAATCGTCTTGCGGACACTTTTTTGGCAACGGTAAGCCATCCCTCCGTGACGGGATCATCAAGCTTTCGCGTATGACAACAATCGGACACCCTTCGCACCGCCTTGTGATGTTGGCTGAACTTTCCAGCCGTTCTTGTTGCCGCCAGTCGGGTTTTACCCCAACACGGGTTGTGAATTTCATGGCACACGAATGCGCCATCCGAAGCCGTAAGACCAATGTCGAATGCGTTCTCACGGTAGTTTATCGCAGATGGTTTGATCTGGCCAGTGCCCAACAGGAGCATCACATCTGGCGGTGTGGTCCGCATTATAGCGGCGTGTTCCCCGGCCTTGCGGATCATCGGGGTGATGAAAATTGTGGACGCGGCGGGAGTCGAACCCGATGCCCTGTGTTGCAAGGGAATTATCCTTGCCGGGGAATAGTTCCAGGTAGTCGGCGCCGACTGCCAAGAATCCACTGCCGTTGCCACGGCTACGCGCCCATAAAGAAAATCCCCAGCGCGGCCTTTCGGTCGGCTGGGTGCGAATTTCCACTTGGTGTAGTGCTGCTGGAACATGCGAACGTAGGCGTTCATTGCAGTCGCGGTTTGCACAAAGCTTCCGCGAACCAAGCGTAATTCTAATCTTTTTCTCATATTCCTCAAGCCCACTACGGCTTGAACATTTGAAATATACGTGCAGCGCATCCACGGCGCAAGCCTTTTTTGCAGGATTGTTGAAATGGTTACTCACCGGCACATTCTCCTGTATCCCAAGCACACCGCCGCCAGCGCCAGCACCCCGCACATCCACTTGAAGCCAAAGAACACCAGCGCGAACTGTGAGAAGAAGCACAGCGTTACTGCCACGCATAGACACGCTACCTTCACTTGCCGCCTCCCGCCAGCCGCCGCAACCGCGCCAGCATCCCCGGAGGCGGCTGCTTCGCGGCCACCTGCTTCAACGGCTCCGGCACTACCACCCGCTCCTTCACCGGCATTCCAGAAACAACCGCCCGCACCGTAGCCGCGTAAGCCACCTGCCCCTGCAGCTCCGCAGGACGCAAGCTATGCGGCCAGACCTTAGCGACTATCTTTGGGTTGCGCTTACCCACGGCGCACTTCCTCCGTAGTCGCCTTGCAGCCGTCACTGCCGACGCTGTCCAAAGAAGCGTAGTGGCCATACGGAAGCTTAGGCACGTCCTTAGCTTTCGTGATAGCCGCTTCCGCACGCTGCCGGGAACTGCGCGGGTCGCTTCCGCATTGCGCCGTGTCGCTCAGCCGGTGCACCTTTCCTGTAGCCTCTTCGACGTGCCGCAAGTCCGCCTGGAACCGACGCGCCGACTGCATCGCGCTCCACTCCCTGTTGCCTAACGGGTCATGCTGATAGCTCACGGCAGCCTCCCTCCCCACGCCACCGACGCCAGTGCCAGCCCTGTCACCAGCCCGACCGCGAAGAATAGCAACCCCACGCCCAGCCCGCCCCGCCGCTGCACCGCAAACGGCCCTAGCAACTCAAGGCGCCGGTAACTCTCGCACTTGTTAGATAGCTTGCACACGTTCATCAAAGTAGCTCCTTCTATTGCATGCCCAGAACTGCCGGGAACTCCTTCATGTTCCAGATCGCGTCAGGCAACCGGCCTTTCATGCCCGGCCTCTCCCCGCCGTCCTGCTTGCAATAGAACTTAATGCCGTTTCGCCAGCAGAATTTCCAGCATCCAGTTACCCACTCCGGTTCGGACGGCCTGCGCTTTGGCCCGCTCTCGCCACCGTAAATAATCCAGTGGACGAAGTCCCACCCCGTCCAGTCTATGCTCGACAGCGCGGGTTCGTAGCTGACGAATTTGACCGCGGCGGGAATGGCCTTGAATGCCTCCCGGCGTTCGTCGGCCCGCTTCTGGTCCTCGACGCTGACTCCAATCCAGACGTTTTCAAGGTAAAATTTGCCTTCCGATTGGGCATCCAAACAGCGCATGGCAATGTCAGCCCCCAGCACATCGACCCGCATGATTTCCACCATCCTGTGCGCCCACAGGTCAATGCGTTTAGTCAGCAGCAGCCAATCCAGATTCGGAGTCTGCCGAATCAGGTCTAAGAACTCACCCAACCACTCGACCGGCGCTTGCGGGTCAAGCCAGTCCATGAGCGACGGGAACATCCGGGGCCGCTCCGCCGCGCCTTCCGCCTTTCGGTTGAGATTCCGCGCCATTTCCCAAAAGCCCTTGCTTCGGACTCGCTGGGATTTGTCGCCCCAACCAGCCCAACCGCGCTTCAAGGTCATCTCGCGAGCGTAGCAGTGGGCACAGCCGGGGCTGACCTCTGTGCAACCGAACCACGGACTGCCCGTACTGGACGCCCAGCTTATCTTTGTAGTTTCGCTCACGGATTGTTCCTTCCGCCGCTCGGCTCCGGTCGCTGCTGCTGTGCTTCCGCCGCTTTCACGCCCGTCATTGTAGCCGGACGCCGATCAGTTGCAATAACTATTTGCGCGACGCCTGCCACGCACAGGTCCGCGTTTCGCTCGTCGAACGCACCCGCCTGCGTCGCTTCCATCGCAGCCTGGCAGTCGCGGCTGGCCTGGCTCACGACCGCGTTCCTTCCGCCGTTTGCCAGTAGTGCCACACTTCCTGCTCCGCTTTTACTATCTCCGACAGCCGGTGAGACCCGCCGCACGGTGGAACGTAGTCCACCACCGGCACAGCACCAGACAGGACCGGGTGCTCTCGACGGTATTGCTCGCGTTGCGCTTCAGTCTTAGCCCACTCGGCACGCCGGGCCGCTTTGCGTTCTGCCCGAGTTCGTTTTGTTGGTAACGTGTTCATATTCCCCTCCCGTCCAGTTGCATCGCCGTCGGCAGCGGCAGCCGGTCGAACGCCGCTTGGTCGCACCGGCTGCACAACTCATGCTCTCCCGGAGATAGACGCTTGCCGCACTCACACCTCTCCACCACGTCTGCCGGGGACAAGTGGTGACGCACCGCCCCAAGGTGAACCGGAACCGAAGCCCGGTCGCCTGGTTCAAAGTCTATCCTTATATTCCTTATCGCTGTTGCGCTCATATTTCCTTTCGTGCTTGTTTCGTTTATTGGTTTCACTGCCATTAAATCACTTCGCTTCCGCCGCCAGTGCCAATGCTGCCAGCGCCGCGTCCGCCTTAGCTTGCTCTGCTGGTGGCACCGACCACCCTTCCGCCGCCAACGTCTTGCCGCTCAGGCTGCTCTTAACACCATGCCCCGGTATCGGCGCTGTCAGGTTGTAGCACGCCACTGCCGGCCAGTTTGGACCCATAGCAGGCCACACGTAGGCGAACACCGCCGGAGCAACCTTAGCACCAGTCACCTCGCGCGCCGCCGACAAGTCCGCCATTTTTGTTGTTGTCCGATTCACAGCTAAAGAATATACCCGCTAGCCAGATAACGCAACAACTATTTGCATATTTCTTCAACTATTTTTGCACCACTTCCGGCCTTTATTCTCAAGCCTTTGCTAACTTTCTAATACTCCAAGCAGTTTGTATTATGCCATTTTTATACGCATCTGCGTCACGGCAGCACACTTTGTTCGCACCACTGGCGGTCCTTGCGCGACAGTAAAATCCAATGCACTTCCGGGAACTGGTGCGCCGCCGTCTTGAGCGCCAGTATCCCCCGGTCCACATTCTTGCCTTTGAACTCCTTGCACTCCCATGCCGTCCACCGCCCCGCAACTACCGCGCAAATGTCCACCTTGAACCATGCTCCATTAGCAATCTTTGTCCGCCACGCTTGGCAGTGAAACGCCGTGCCTGGATACCGCGCCTGTAGCCACGCCAGCGCCTGCGTCTCTAGCTTGTTCATCACCGGCTCTCGCTCCTGCCGGATGCGCGTGCCGTGCTCGGGAGCCGCCACGGCATCCACAGCCGCGCCACCGTAGAGGTGCGGGTTTCGTTTGCGCGTCGAATCGCTTACCGTCAGCACCCGCCCTGTCACGACGAGACTCACGCAACCCTCCGGTTCCATTCCCGCTTGCAGCCTACCCGTATCCGGTCCGTTCCACGCGCCGTCTTGCCAGCCGCGTAGAGCCTCTCGCGCATCCTTTGGTTGTAACGCCGTTTGGCAGCACGCTTCAACGCCGCCGCCCGCAACGCCTTCCTCTCCGGTGACCACCCTCTCATGTCCACGCGCTGCCGCTTGCGCTTCGTCCCCCTGACCGTCATCCCCAATTCCACGCGCCTCTGCCGCATCGCCGCCACGCTCGCCAGCGCCTTGTCGCGCACCATGCGGTCTATCTCCGCCTCGCTCAGCGGCGCCACCGCAGTCTTGGCTAGCACAACGCCGCGCCCCACAAACATCGACACCAGCGCCGCAGGGTCCGGCAGCCGCGTCCCGTCACGGAAATGTAGGACGTGGGCGGTCACAGCAACATCTTGTCTTGCTCGCGCTTTTCACCTAGCGCAGTTGCCACGTTCTTTACTGACTGCCGATAATAAGTTGGCTTGAGTTCTGCACCGATTCCTTTGCGTCCAAGAAGGACCGCCATATACACCTCGCTGCCGACGCCTAGGCACGGGGTCCATACTACTTCTCCTGGATTGCTCCACAGCGTTATGCCGCGCTCGATCACGTCCAGTTGCAGTGGGTGGCAGTGCTTTTCGTCGTCAGCGTCCCGGGCATCCTCGTAAGGGAGCACTCGGTCGATCCGCACATCATCCCAAAACGCCGACGCATACTGCCGCCAAATCCAGTGCGAGTATCGGTTCTCAGTTTGCTTCCCGGTGTGGCCTTTCCACTCTTGCAACTCGTGAGGAATGACGCGCTCGCCAGCGTAGGTTTGAAGTCCGCTCGGGTGAGCGATAGGCACTTGGTTTTCTCCTTTCTTGCGGAACATTAGCAGATAGTCCGCGCTAGCCACGTCGCACAAGGACGAGTCCTCCACTACCTGCTTGTGCGCCAGACCTTTCGCCATCGTCCGGTTGCGCACGCCTAGCGGCTCTTTCCAGACGTGATAGCGGGCACAGTAGTTGAAACCTATTTCCGTATGGAGCCGGATAATGTCGCCCGGAAAGTCAATCAATCCGGTGCCTACATTGGCGCCTACACCCATCTTTGCCGTCGCGCCGTTCCCGATGCCTGGAACGTCCATGCAATGCACGGCGGTTATGCGTCCAGGCTTTGTTAGCCGAAAGATTTCTTGCACCACGAATCGGTAGTGCTCAAAGAACTCTTGGTAGTTCTTGCAATTCGACAGGTCACGGTCGCTGCTAGAATAATTGTAAAGCCCGCAAAATGGTGGCGAGTATATAGACATATCTACTTTATTAGACGGCAGCGCTTGTGAAACTTCCATGCAGTCTCCATTATAGAGAGCGTATTCTGGGGTTATCGTTTGGTGTATTATAGCCATGATGGTATTTCCTGTTTCTGTGTGTGTAGGTTTATGTGGTCAATCCTTAGTTCGTTGTTTATCAGTTCCACCAAGCGTGCGAACATGATGTCTGCTGCCGCTGCCTTCCGGTTTAAGTTAGAAAGCACTCCCGCTTCCCCCTCGCTAGATATCACGTCAATCGTGACTGGTTTCTTCTGCCCGAACCGCCAGCACCGTCGTATTGCCTGATACCACTGTTCAAATGAGTGCGACGGAAAGAATGTTTGGTGTGCGCAATGCTGCCAGTTCAACCCATACCCGGCAATCACTGGTTTACTAATCAGAACACGCACCTGCCCAGCAGCAAAGGCGGTGAAAGTTTCCTCTTTGAACTCGTCAGCATCGTTGCCATCCACTTCAACGGAACCGGGGATCATCTTTTCAAGCATGTGGCCTTCTTCATTCAAGTGGCACCAGGCAATGGCGGATGCCTTGTGGGCACCTACCAACCGTGCCGCCATTTCGCACCGCTCAGTGATCGTTCGCCGCCGCTCGTGCCGTTGCTCGTCAAGCCCGATTGCCGGCATGTCGAAAAGGAAGTCTGGGTTGGCTGTCCGCGCCTTGACGATGTGCTCGTTAGTTGTAAGTGGAGGAAGCACAAACCCATCATTAACAAACCCCAAGTCAGACGGCTTCCGGCACGCCCGCGCCCAGGAACACACCCATCGCCAAAAGTCGTGTTCAGCGTGGCCACGAAACCGCCACTTGGCCGTCTCGTTCAACCGCGCGAAGTCCATACCCCGATGCCGATACAGGGACGGGTGCAAAGAGTTTTGCGCGTTCTTGAAGAACCTCCCAAGCATATCCATGTATCCGAGCTGGCCCAGCGCCTCGCTAGACGTTCCAAGCTCTATGTAATCGTTTGGGGCAGCCGTCGCGGTGCACAAAAGCCGGTAGGCAATCTGCCGCATGAACTCCGTTATCTGCTCTTTGAGTTGGCCATCAAAGTTTTTTAGGATTGACGATTCGTCGCACACCACGCCTGCGAAGTCTTGCCAGTTGAATCGGTGAAGCTGCTGGTAGTTTGTGACGATGATCTTGACGTGCGCCGGCCACTTGCCGTCCCGTGACTGGTAACACTCAATTCCAAACTTAGCCCCCTCGCTTACGGTTTGCGGACCTACCGCCAGCGGCAGTAGTATCAGCACGCGCCCGTTAGTCTTGCGAACTACGTTCTCCGCCCACACTAACTGCATTGGTGTTTTCCCAAGCCCACAATCGGCAAAGATAGCTCCGCGCCCCTTTCGTGTAGCCCAATCAACTAATAACGTCTGGAAATCAAAAAGGAAGTCTGGTAGCCATAGCGGTTTGAAACCTGAATCAGACCCGAACTGCGCCCTGTTGTTCAGGAACTCTTGATAGCTCGCGCTCACTTAGCTTCCTCCTTCTTGTCTACCGGCATCTTTGCGAATAATAATGGCTGCACTCTCGACATATTCTCTAGCACCGCCCAGTCCATCAGCCGCACCTGCTTTGATCCGCCTCGCCGCGCCTCCACGCCCTTGTCCGTCATCGTGAACGTAACCCATTCACCTGCCACGTCCACCTCAATTCCGCCGCCGTTGCACAGCCGCTCAAACCCCACCAGCACGTCACCCTTGCGCCTCGCCGCCAGCTTGTGCACTAGCACTCCGGCCTTCGTTAGCTCCACCGTGACCAGCTTCTGCTGCCCAGGCACCGCTAGCCGCGTCAAGCGACCGAACACCCGCCGAACTGGCTTCTTGCGAGTCAGCTTGGTTGTCACAGTGGGAGCTTGCATATTTTTATGAATGCCCATCCCGCCGCATTCAGTCTTGCGACTTCGTTCCTAACGTCTGCTTCGTTTGGGTCTTTATACTCTCCTGCCCTTATGCTCCATCTTCCGTGATAGCACGCAACAATGAAGTAAGGACACAGGCACGGGGGATGGTCACCCATTGCAAGTGTCGCCTGCAATGGTGCGGCCTGCCCGGTAGGTAACTTGCTTCCGCCTTGCAGCGTCGTAGGGCGATCGCCACCGTCGCCAGTCATATTCGATACGTTTGTTCCTTTCATAGTGCTCCTTCCTCGTTCTACATTAGCTTTCGGTTGCGCCTAGCCCACTCTGCTAGCGCGTCGTCCTCTGTCGCCCCGCCGGCAGCATGGCGGGGAGGATAACACTTGCCTTGATACTGCCACGCCACCCACGGCCACAGGTCATCACCAGACTCTTCGTCCTCGTCGCCTACCGCAACATTTGGGTAGTGCATAGTGCGCAACTGGAAACGCTCAATCCACCGCAAGCGTGGGCTTTTAGCTTCCGGCACATCGAACAGCAACCCATCGCTCATACCAGTCCTAGCTCCGGTTGCGTCTGCCGCCGTATCAGTTGCCACGCGGCAGCCGTCTTTCCACTTTTGTTTCGCCGCCTCTCCCCGCTATCCTCAAGCACCGGCGGGTTGCACTTGCGAAGTTCACTCACCCTCGGTCTCACACTAAGGATAGACTCACCAAGCAACTCCGCACACTCGTCAGCGGTCAACTTTCCATGCTGATGATAGCACGTCACCACAAGCGTCCGCAGCACCGCCGCACGGCCCGCTACATCGGCAGCAGCCGCCGCGCTCGTCTCCGGCGCCAGCGTCTTGTAACCGGGAGCCAAAGGGTATTGCTCTGTAGCCGTCATAGTTGATCCTTTACCTTGATCTCTCGTTACTTGCAGTGAGCCATGAACTCCGCCCGAACCTCCGGCTCTAGGAACACGCCGGACAGTGCACAGGTCACCATCTCTGCCCGCTGCTTCATAACCGCCAACCTTACGAAGATGGACGGCTCCCCAGCCCTGGCGCCTTCGCCTTGGATGCTGTAGAACAGTTCTGAAACGCGTAGTATTCTCATGGCTCCCCGTATCTCGCGCAGCTTGTGCACGTTTCATCAATCTCCACTGCCGCCAGAAGCGCGTGCGGCCCTAGCTTACCCGACGGGCCGAACTGCCCTACCAGTCTGCCATAGAGCCACGTTGCAACCGCCTCACTTGTCGGCCTGTCCGTCGCCAGCGTTTCGTTGAGAAACCTGTGGTCCAAGTAGCCGTCCACCAACGGCTCCAGCACCGCCTTTAAGTCGCCGTAGTCCACCAGCATCCCGGCCTTCGGTCCGTCGCGGTGAAGCTCGCTGCCACGCACAACAACCCGACCTTTCCATGAATGTCCATGCAACCTCGCGCAAGGTCCGTCGTGGCCTACCAACACGTGCGCCGCCTCGAACTTAAACTCTTTTGTGATTGTGAATGGCATAGCGGTTAAACCTTCTTCACCTTCGTTTGTATGTTCAGCTCGTTGCTGAATTGATGCCACACATCCACTGGCTTGAGACCTAGTTTTGCCTCTCCCATCTCGTCAAGCACGCCATGCGACATCTCTTCTGCGTCTTGCAACGAGAGCGAAATGCTTTTGTGCGTCTTTGGAATGGTGATGTGAAGCCCTTGCGTTTCGATGTGATGCCCGTCGTCGCGTGTGTAACTTTTCACTTGGACCGTTTTGCCGGTGCGGGTTGTTCGAGTGTATTCTTTTACTGCGCTCATGTTTGGTTTGATGTTTTGTTGTTTTGATTCACTTGCTTACTCTCTCACACGTTGCAGTCTTCCGCAACAACTATTTTTTTGCTGACCGAAATTATGCCACCGCTCATCTAGAACTCCTGGCTGCGCTTTCATAAGCTGCCGGCTGCCGCGATGCTGGTTGTGCTTTGCAGCTTCCGCTCGTAATGGCGCCAATACTTTACCAAAGATTGCTTCCGTCTTATTCTCTAAATCAAGATACCAACGCACCTCACCGTGCAGCTTGATATGCCGCGACGGAACTGGCACTTTAATTGCCCACTGGTACGGCCCTACCTGGGCCGGCTTCCAGTCAGCAGCCATGAGCGGCCCGGTGTCAGAGTCGTGAAATCCAGTCAATCCGACGTCCAGCCCTCGAGCCGTGAGCGCCTTGAGCAGCAAACTCACCGGCTGCCACTGCCACTCCCCGACGTGGTTCTGCAAAGCTAAGTGCGCCGCGTCCTCGTCCTCCTCCGGGAGGTCTACCAGCCACACCGGAACAGACTCCATACCGAGCGCACGGCACGCGTCAAGCATTTCGTCGCCGTCCAGAAGAGTCCCGGTGCGCACGTTAAGAGTGAATGGAGGACGAAGGAACCCGAAGTGCTTGAGAGAGTTAAGCAATCGTAGTTCGTCACTTGGCACGGAGGACCGGACGCCGTCTGGGTGCGCCTTGAGCGACGCGACTGCCATCATCTCTAGCCGAGGATATTTGATGACGGTGTTTATTATTGGTTGTGTCATATGTATTATTTAGTTCAAAATAGAGTATCTTCCTTACGACTTGACGGCTTGTGCTTCGGCACCGGCACCGCCTTCTTTGATTGCTCCGGCGGCAGATCCCGCTTCGGAAGCTCCATGTCCGCCGAGCTGAACGCCGCCTCGCGCATCGCCTTCTGCCGGAACGGAATGAATGGAGTGCGCGGATATTGGCTTTCTCGGCCAGACCCACTGCTCTCCCCGCTCGGCCCTGGGACCTTACCTTGAAAGTGCAACTGCCCGCACGAATCACACGTCCACGTCCTCACCAGACGAACACTTGGGCCGCACCTCCGCTTCATGTAGTCAGATAGCTCTGCCTCGCAGCCAAACGCTGCACGGTTGACCTTGGAGCATATAGCAGGTCCGCCAATCCAACGAGGCTTCCAGAATACTGGCTCGGACTCTGGTGCAGCTACTACCACCGGAGACTCTACTACCGCAACCGCCGCCACGGGAGGTGATAAGTGCTGATCTAATGCCGAACAGTCTCCTGGACGGTGATTTAGCGAACCACATTTATGACAAAAGATCATGCCACTTTGCAATCCTCCCGGCTCCGG